ATTTTCTGTTTCTGTATGCCCTGCTTTAGTTGTTATCCAAGATTTATTGGAAACTAAAACTTTAGACTGCCCATCATATATTCTAGTTACACGTAATACATCACCTCTATGAAATACATTGCCCTCATATCTAAAAGGTCTAGTAACTATAAAATATTCTCCTAGTATTATGCTCAATTTTTTCACTCCCATTCTAAAGATGATTTTGGTATAAAATATTCATCAATATCAGAATCTCTAACATACCAATGACAATCACCTTGTGCTCGAATTTCAGCTAATGTTATAGGTGTACTATTAAAAAGCATTATTTGAGCACTATTGCCATCATGTAAACAACTATAGGGAAGTCCATCGGGATAGTAAACACAAAAAAGTGTTTCACTAAAACAAAAAACTCCTGTGCTTTCAAATATTGTTCCTTTAGGAAAAGTCCTTAATCCATCAGAAAATTGACTTTTTACTATAAAAGTTTCTTTGTATTTTTTCATAGCCCTTACTCCCATTCCTCATAGACAATTTCTTTAAAATAAGACCTTAATTCTATATCATTTAAAAACCAATAACACTCTTCTGATGCTAAAAGCTCATCTCTTGATATAGGAGATAAACTTAAAAGAAAATTTACACGTCCATTACCAGTATGCAAATCTTGTCTTAAACTACCATCAGGATTATAAACACGGAATATATTATTACCCATAAAACTAATTAATCCTGTAGCCATAAATATTGACCCTTTAGAAAACCACTTGTATCCAATATACCCTTCTTCTAATAATCTAAATCTTTTTCCATAACTAATTCTCTTCATTTATTGCCACCTCTTAAAAAAAAATCCCTTAATATAGTTTTATTATACCATATTAAGGGATTATTGTCAACTTTTTTTTGTTTTTAGAATCTCAGACAATAAACCTTGCGGATTTCCTGTCACACTTTCTCTTACTTCTACATCGCCGTTAGAAGAAGTTACAACTCTACGCTCTGCTATAACTTTATCACTCTTTGTTTGAATTTCTTGTATCTTTTCAAGATATTTCCATGCTTCTGCCATTGTCTCTGTTACTTCTTTAGTATTTAAGCCACCATCTAATTTTTCAAATGTCACAGCCCTTGATAATCTTTCTAAACTTAAATTTGCAATACTACTCATAGCATCTACTACATCTTCGGAATTTCTTGTATCAAATTGCTTAAACATTTTATTATAAGCACAAAGCATTCCTTCTTCATATAAAGGACATCTTCGTGCTTTAGTGCAAATATTGCAACTTAACTCTGGCATCACACTTGAACTTAAAGATTTTCTTTTCTTTATTCGTTTAATACCTGCTTTGATATTTCCATTTTCATCATAAATAGGCTCTATTCCCTGTTCAATTAAAGCTTTCTCTGCTTCATCTGTCACACCAGAAGTTAATAATCCTTTTAATAAACCTTGACACTCTTCCTTGCTAACAGTACATTCTACATACTCTTTTTCTTGAATATACTCTTCCCGCTCTTTTGGAACTACATTTTTTTTCTCTTCTACTTCTTCTTCTGTCAAAGTGGATAAATCCATACTACCCTTTAAGAGGGCTGTAAAGTGCTCTTTAAGGGCTTTTCGGCACTTGGTAAGAGTGTTTGACTTCTTATCCCCAAAAAGCCCGCACAAATCAATTAACTCTTCGAGAGGATACTCATTTATAATAGGATTATCTGTCACAAAATTGTAACAAGCAACAATTAATGATTTACCTGCTTCATCAGGAAGATTCGTATCTATATTTAATTTCTGTGCCCATTCTTGCCAATCTTCCATATCAGTTGAAAACCACTCTACTGGCGGTAAATTTCCTTTACTCGCTACTTTAGACACTTCCTTTCTTCCAGTCCAATATCTTTTACCTCTAAATATATCATTTACATGCTCTTCTAATTTCTTATAACTTAAAGCACTAATACGCATTAATTCATAAGGAGCTTCTGCTTCTAATAACTTTTTACTTGTACATAAATCAAGTATTTTTGCATAATATTCATTTTTCCATTTTTCTTTTGTGAGTCGCTTTAATTTTCCACCTTCAAAATAGTTTAATTCTCCATATTGAGCCCCTGTAATCCAACTTGTACTATCACTTGTATAATACTCATGTTTTAATAATTCTCTATATCCCGATACTGCAAACCCATGTACTTTAGTTTTATATTCAATTGCTATTTCAAATAATTTATCAATTAGAATAGAATCTTCAAATTCATTGTAAGAGAACCCTACATAGGAATATGTTTTACACATTCTTTCCCACTCTTTTAATCCCTTTTCTGCATGATAAACATAAATAACAGGAATGCCCTCTTCCTCTAAAGAATGAAAGTATTCCTCTCTCCATTTATTTACTTGTTCTGTTCCTACTAAAGTATCTATATCCATTTCAACACAAGCAAATACTTTTTCTCTATGTTTTCTTACAAAAGCTATATATCCTTTTATATACTCTTCCCAATAATCTACTGTTTTATCTTGATATTCTGCTAAGGAAAGAAAAGTATGTGCTCCACTATCAATTAACAAAGAATTCTTCTTAACTTTATCGAAACGTTCTACAATTTTATCTTTTCCACGCCGCTTTATATACCAATAAGACTGCAATAGACTAGAGGTAACGTCTATTGCAGTATAGAAATTTTCTTCTGGTTCAACACCAGAAAGAAATAACGTATATCCATTTTTCATTAACTAATTCTCCTATTATTTAGGTAATCTAACACTATTGGCTTCTAACCAATCCAAAGCTTTTTTTGTTCTTGGAGTTAAACTTGTTTGCGCCCTTCTAAGCCAAGATAAACTTCTTCTTGTTGCTGGGCTAGTAATCTTCACTTGTGGGGAGGTATTCACTGCACTCTTTTGCGTATTAGAACCTGTTCCCTTACCATTAATAATTTTAAACATTATTTTTACCTCCTTTTATAACTCTAAAATAATTAGGATATTTATGTTTTGCTTTCCATTTACAATTTCCGCATTCCCCACATTCTGCACCATCTACAGGAAAGTTACAACTAAAAGTATTTCTTAAAGGAACCTTAAACTTACAACCTACAGTATAAATTTCATCTTTAGTATTATTGATATAAGGTGCCTCTAATCCAATATGGGGATTTTCTAATTGAACTAATTTCTCCATTGTTTTTAACCAATATTGCGTGCAATCAGGGAAAGGTTCCTCTACCTTTATCAACCCTAATAATATTATAGCACATCCTGCTTTAATTGTCAAGGTTGAAAGTGCTCTTAATATAAATTGAGCATTTCTGTATGGAATATATTCTATTTCTGTTTTATAAACAGGCATTTCTAATTCAATATAGTTAAGGATTTTGTCTTTTACTAATTTAATTATCTCTCTTGCCGCTTTTGTTTCTTCTTGATTATACTGAGTAACAATATGTATTACTGTCAATTTATTAGGTAATTTATCAATAAAATCATAAAGCAACACAGTGCTATCATACCCGCCGCTATATAATAAATAAAATTCGCAATTATCCATTTTATATTAACTTCCTATAGTTAATAATAGTTACTTTTTTCTTATATTTTCTTAATTGCTGAATCATATTCCAAGTGCCTCTTGAAACACCATCCCAAAATATAATTCCTTCTGTGGCTTCCTTCGCCATTTCCTCGTTTCTTTTTAATGGGGCTACTTTAGAAGGATAAGTCTCATAATCAGGGGGAAATTTTACACATTTCAAATTATGAGAAGAAGCATAAACCTCTCCCATTGAATCTGCTCCTTTAGCATTGCCACTAATTATAATTACTTGTTCACCATTTATATGAAAATCTAAAACATCACATAATAATCTATAATCATTAAATTCTCTTGTACCAGCCACAACTATTTTTCTCATTTATTCAACACCCTTTCAATTAAAAATTCTGTAGCATTTTCTGTTATCCCCATATCATATAAAGATTTTTCATCTAATAAAATTAAATTCTTTTCTAAATATTCATCTGCATTTAAATTTCTATCATCTATATAAACATCTGCATAAATCTTTCTTGTAGTAGATAATTGATTTCTTAATTCAAGAGTTGGAGCATACCTTTGTAAAGTTTCCTCTACATCATTATTAACTGCATCAAACTTTAATCCAAATAGATTATCGCACCAACTTACAGCTTCTTCTAATTGTTCCCCACCTCTGCAAGTAAAAAGAATTATTTTATTCCCCATTTCTTGCAAAGCTATTAAAAGCTTAATAAAATGAAAGCGACAAGAAAAGTATTTATCACCTTTCCACCCTCGATAATACCCAATAACAGGCTCACCTATTTCTGGGTACTTATTTTCACATAATGTTCCATCAAAATCTACTGCTATAATTTTCATGTTTCTTACTCCCATCCATAAAATCCTTTAAATTCTCTGCTAAAATATTTTAATTCTTTTTCTGTAACCACAAATCTTCTTACCTTATTATCTATCTCTAAATATATAAATAAATAATTATGTGAATTAATCATTATTTCTTCTGCTTCAAAATATTCACATTTTAATACTTTTCTACATTCATTAGCAGTTAAAGGAAATAAATTTTGTAAAAAAATTATTGGCACATAACTTTTAAAACTATATTTTTTTCTCATTCCCAAGATTCATCAACCTCCACACATGCTATTTGAAATGCTTCCTTAGTTATACCCATTCCTATATACTCTCCTTGAACTGATTTTATAGGAAACATCTCAGTATCTTTACTAGGAGAAACTACTTCAACTATAAAATAAGGAAGATTTAAAAGAGTTCTAGCATATATACGAGGCATATATGAAAGAAGAAATTCTTCTGTTACAAATCTTCTAAATTTGTATATTTTTTCTATTCTATATACTACTATCATTTTTGTGTTATAATAGCTATTATATTTCATTCCCACTCATCCCTATCATTAACTTCCTTAAAAAAATATAGAAAATTTCTACCTGCCATATTAAACAATATTGGATAGTCAAAAGTATCTGTCACTCTAACAAAAACTCTTTCATTTCTTTCCATTGCTCTTTGTGGTGTATAAGTATAGAAAAATTCGTTTTGTTTTAACTGTTTTATATCTAAAGGAGTTAATGAACTGTGCTGAAAAATACTATATAAAGTATCAAGGTCACTACTTCTTAATTTAAATTTCCGCATTTTAACCTTCCTTATAATTAAAATAGAGGTGTAGCCTTGACTACACCTCTATTATAGCATAATTACTCTTGCTTGTCAAGTAACTTATCTAACTTTTCTTCAATTCTTGCTTGATTCTCTAAGATTTGCTTAAAATATATACTATCTTGCTTTCTTAATTCTTTCATTATAACATCATTTTTAGTTTGTTGTAAATTTTCTATGTAGTTTAATATGCCTAATAAATCACCTAAAGCCCCTAAAGTGTCCAGAAGACTATTATTATTTCCGTGATTATTCATCTTTAACTACATATTTGTAGTATCTATAAGCCTTTCCTTCTGGAACATCTACATCCTCAATGAACGCTTTAGAGAGTTTCGCCGCCATTGTAATATCTTCACCGATAACTGTGTTGTAATCGCTGTAGTACATATTAATAACATAGTAAAAATCCCAGAGGTTTTCAGTGATGCCGACAATCCGAGCAGCCTCATCAGTACGTTCCTTGCTCCATTTCTCGCCAGTTGTACCACCTGCATTTATCATTTCACTAACGGCTTGTTTCGCTAAGTCCTCATCAAAATGCTCACCATTAACACACAAATAAATGTCTTCTTCTATATCTTCATAAACTTCTTTTAAATCTGTTGTAGGATATTTTAATCTGCATTTTAATATCTCAACTAAATCATCAATCCAGTTTTGCTTCTTCGTCAGGTGCATTAACGACTTCTTCATGTGTGACATTTTCTATTCCCCCTAATGCTTTACTGATAGGCTCTCCTATATACTTATCTGTAAGCTTATTTACTAATTCCCCACCTTGATTACTTACTTTTATTAATTGTTTTCTGCCCGATTCTGTTAATGCTAATCTCTTATCTCATTACGTAATTCACTAACTACAGACATCAATTCTGCAATAGTTTCTTCTGATGTTTTAGGAGGTACTATATCTCCTAACTCCACTAATCGTTGATAATACTTTTCAGCTTTATCTAAAGCTTCTTGCGCTGTCTTCTGTAAAGCAGTATAAGCATCGTTTGTAACACCAACTTGTTGTCTTTCACCATATACACTATAAGAATAAATAAAGCCATTTTCAACATAAGCTGAAAAATAATTTTTAGCTACTTGTGTAGCTGTTATATTAACAGAGTTTAAATCTATACATTTATTCTCCTTTTAAACACAACTCTTTAAACATAGGTAGTGTTTTTACCCAAAAACAAAACTCTTTCCATTCATCTGAACGATGAGTATTTCTTTGATGATAAATAGATAATAATTGTAAATAATTTGTAGTCATTCGTGCCGTCATCTGCAATCCCATAGGAATATTAGATAAACAAGCATCTATGCCAATCTCACCTTTTTTATAAGCATTTACATATCTTTGTGAAATTTTTAATAATTCATTATCTACTAAAGGACAATGTTTATCTAAATCAAGCATTGTAATCCGATGCATTTTGCTCATTGAGCTTATAAAATCAATATAGTGATATCTTTGTAATTGTTGCCATGTATACTGAGGTAAAGTTAAATCAAATTGTACTGTAATTCCCTTTAAAGCACAATTATGTCCGCTCCCTAAAGGAGAATTGCCTAATCTAATACCTCTTTCTATATGTTTATTACTGCCAGATTTATTTTTAATTATTCTTTCTGTCGCTTCTACTTCCTTTAAAAATTCCTCTTCATTTAATTCTGTAGATAACATGGGATAGCCAGAGGCTATTAAGCTCTCTGGCAAACCATATATTCTAACATTTTCTATCTTCATATTATACTCCTATTATACCATAAAAATCCATATTTGTCAATAGATTTTTACTATTTAATTTCTAATAATTTGTGTATTTGTAATCCTAATTTAGCTTTTAATTTATCTTTCATTAACCAGCCCATTATTTCTCTTGCTAATTCTAAATCACAATTTACAGGAGAAAAAATAAGGCTTGCTTTAGTTTTATATTTCTTTAAAATTCGTTTTGCTTCTTCATAATCATGGATATTAGAAATAACAAACTTAACTTCATCATTTGCTTTTAGCTCTCCTAAATTCTTATAACAATTTAAATCTGGTGCTAATACTGTTCTACTGCTAGGTAGTTTAACATCCATACAATATGAATAACTTCTTGCGTATTCACAATGCTCTATAGGAATTGTTCCATTTGTTTCTACTGTAACAATATAATCGTTATATAATAATTCATAAACTAAAGGCATAGTTTCTTCCTGCATTAAAGGTTCTCCACCTGTAATACAAACATATTTATTTCCTAATGCCCCTATCTTATCCATTACCAATCCTAAATGCATCTTTATTCGTTTGCCTGTCATTGAATGTTTCTCATCACAATACTTACAAGCATAGCTAGGAGACATCTCAAATAAATTACAACCAAATAATCTAACAAAGGTAGTAGGATAGCCTGTATACTTCCCCTCACCTTGAATACTACTAAAAATCTCTGTAATATACATTTACTGTGACTCCCATATTACCCTATTATTATCCGTTTCGGCTAATTCTATTTTAGTCAGTTTAACTTTTAAACTATTATCCTCTATTAAGGCTTCTACTCTCCATGCCATATCTAAAACTAACATTTCTGCGGTAGGATTATAAAAAAATCTGTTTAAATCTGAATGGTCATAGAGCTTTGTTATTTCATTTATAATATATCTCTTTATAGCTCCAAAATCTTCTACCATACCACCATCTTGTACTTCTCCTTTTAAAAAGATAGTATACTTATAAGAATGTCCATGTAGTTTAAGGCATTTTTCATTAAATGCTGTTGGATTTACTAAATGATGAGCGGCTTCAAAACTACTGCTAACTGCTAATGTGAGTTCTTGGTTCATAGTATGCCTCCTTAAAATAAAAGCCCACCATTTAGGTGGGCTATGACTGTTATACTCTAGTCAGAGTTATCTCAATGATACGAAGAATTTCAAAATTGTACGTTCTTCACCATCAATTTCAACAACGTCAAATCCAATTCTAGTAACTACATCGTATCCTGCCACAGCTAAATGCCCTCTTGAAATAGCAATAGCTTTACATGTTTGATTAATGGCACTAGCTCCGATTGCTTGCAATACTACATCTTTTGGTGCTGTATCTCCGTCACCTTTCAATGTGTGGCTGATTGAGCCTGCTACACTTTTTGCGTTACTTGTTGAAGAAACTTTAAATAAAACTGTTTTTTCCATTCTATCTTCCTCTTTCCTTTTATAGCCCTTTACAGGCTTTTTTAAAATTATTACAAATGTTATTATATCACATTTTTGTCTTTTTGTCAAGACATTTTTTGATTATTTTTCCATCATCTAGAATATCTAAAAAATCTTTTAAACGTAAAAATACAAAATCATCTGCTTCTGCTATTCGCTTGCCATTTTCATTTTTCTGCGTTCTATGCATAATGACTATAGGTAATTTACCTTCAATACAATCACTTTCAGCTTGTTCAAACCATGTATTAACTTGCCATCTATTTTGATTTTTTAGTTCTAAATGTAATTTGAAATCATAATCTTCATTTAGATTAACTAAGTCTCCTCTTAACAAAGTATTAGCTGAGGATTTTTGAAATCCACCACTGGAAGGAACTCTTGAAAAATCTAAATCAGGAAATCTTTCGCCCAAAAGCTTCCTTACCTTTGATTCATAAGATGCCCCTTTTCTTCTACTGGATTTAGCTTTTTTGCTTAATTTAATCCGATTTTCTAACTCTACTATTTCTTCTGAATCAGGTTCATATCTTTTTAAAAGTTCTAACCGTTCTTTAAGAACATCTACTTGCTTCACTCTACACCAACCCTAGCGTTTCTGTTAGCATCTGTAAAGTCTACTCCACGTCTAGACAGCTCTCTACTAATATTAAATTTTAAATCCTCTAAGCTATCTAATACATCTTTTAAGTAATCAAGTCTTTCTTGCAAATATATCACCCTTTCCATTGCCTCTTTAGCGGAAGGATATTCTGCAAGTTTTAATTCTTTTTCTGTAAGACTCATTTTTACTGGAAAACTTTTATAAATTAAAGCTTTTTCCATATTTAACTGACTCTGTGCTTCCCTTAAATACGCTCTTGTTTGAGATATGAGCGTTCTTACATATACCCTTTGCTGTACTGTAGCATGAAGATACCTTCCTATTTCAGCGGCAGGTAACTCATCTAAATATCTTGGCAATTTTAAATAGTCTCTTTCAATATTCTCATTGGAGAAAGGGGTTACACCTTCTTGTGAAAGTTGACTTTCAATCTTGTCAATTAAAGTCACCATAAATACCTACTCCTATCATATGCGAATCTTTGAAGTTCGATGCTCCCCAAAAGTATACTGGTGCTTTTTTAAGCTTCACGTTTGCACTCATTGCTGGATTCCCATTAAAATCAATTCCCAATCCTAAACCAAAATTAGGCTGTAATGTCGTTGTCTTAATTTTATATTCTATCTCTATATCTCTATCTATATTAACAGCATCTTTTTTAAACTCAAAATTCTCTTTAGTATCAGGAACAATTTCAATCTCTTTACCATTTATATTAGCTTTAAATTTATAGTTATCTTTTATATTTAAATCCGCTTCTGTTTCATCTTTTTTTTCTATTACTTGAACTTTCGCTTGTTCCTTAATACTTGAATCTAATGTAATTTGAGGACGTTTTATATCCTCAACTGTTAATTCGCCATTATCAATATTTACTGCTGATTTATAAATAATCTCTGGCGGTTTGTTATAAAAATAAAAACACGCTACACTTAAAAGAATGCATAATAGCCAAGCATACTCTTTAAATATTTGCCATACTTTCATAAGTTAAAAGCTTTGCCCCTAACCATAAAATTATAAAGGCATAAAAAAGCAGTAACTAAATAAATTGCACCAAATAGCCAAATTAAAACTGGACTAAGTGTTACTGGCAAAAAAGTATATATTAAATAAGGCACTACACAGAAACAAAAACTGAAAGCCACACAAACAATAGACATTACTACTACCCCTAATAACATACCTAATCCATAAAATACCTTAGAAAGAATTTTATTCACTATAACACACTCCTTTATATTTACAGTTTTTACAACTACCGCTTTTTGTACTGCCCTCTGGTCTATCAGGTATTCTGTTTTTTGCTATACATTCATTCAAAAAAGTATATTTACTTTTTATTTCTTGCATTATACTCTCATCCCAATAAACAATAAATTCTTTAATCTCTTGTGTATTTTTATTTTCATACAAAAAATCAATGCTATCTATTGGAGTGGTTTTGTAATCTTTTATAAGATTTAACATTTTTAAAAATTCTTGTTTTCTGCTTTTCCGCTCTTTTACTTTTAAAGATTTATCTAAAGATAAGTAATATTTATTAGCAAGTTCTTCCCCATAAAAGTCCTCACTTTGCATTGCTTGCCTTATCGTTTCAAAACAATACATATAAATTGAAGCTTGTTTTATATGTTCTGGTTTAGGTTCTATTAATCCTACATATTCACAATGATTAATTGACTTTATCTCTAATACACCTAAATGTCCATTGATTAAAGCCAATCCATCCGCATTCCCCAATATTTGTAGTTCTGCATTAAATACTGGCGGCTCTTCTTGTAATAATAAACCAGATTTTATTAAACAATTTTGTATCCTAGTATGAACATCTTTACCATTATGAAATACTCGTTTTGTTCTTGGTTTTATTACATTTGTACAAGCATAAAACTTTCTAACATAATAAAGAGACCTTACACAATCTTTTATCCCACTAGGACTATTAAAGCCATGTTTTCTTCCTTCATCATCTTTTTCAGTTAATAAATAAGAGTCTATTGCTGTTGTTAAAGGGCAATTTGACCCCTTCATAATTGAAAACAGGCTAGTAGCTGAACCTCTTACTTTTAACCGCTTCATTACATAACCTCGTATAATACTCTTTCATTCTTTAAAAATACTTCTTCCGAAACTAAAAACCAAGTTTCAGGAACTAACCTATAGTTATGAACACTAAATCCTATAGCATTCTCATTTTTATTTAAACTCTTTAAATCTTCTTTATAAGATAAAGAAATACTTCTACCTTTTACTAAAGTATCAATAACCTTTACTTTAAATAATTTAAAGATTAAAGATGCTTTTAACGAACAGTCCTTTATTCTAAAGACTACAAATCTCTCATTCTTGCAATCAAAAACTAATAATGGACTTCTTAGTCCGTCCTTTATAGCTTCCTTTGCAATTTTAGCTAAAATCTTTTGTTCTAGCTTATAAAAATCTTTATCAGTAGTCTTGCACTCAACTAAGTATCTTGATGTTCTTACATCACCCTTAGCTTGCCATAAAGAACCACTAGCCATTACTGTTTTTCCACCTAATATTTTTGCTACATCTTTTTCTTGTTTATTACTTTTGTACTTTGTTGTTCCTTTTCTCGCCATGCTTTTTATCACCTATTCCCTTGTACTGGTGGTGGCTTCCAAAAGATACAATATGTTTCCTCACCCTTAATTAAATCATACTCTGTAACATCTGTATTAATACAGCCCTTATCATAAAACCAACAATTATGACAAGAAGCTGTATAATACCCTCGCCTTACCAGAATATCATATAAAAAAGAGTTATAGCCTCTATTGTATATGCTCATCTGATGTTAACACCTTTTCCCTTATCTCTTCAAATAAAGCTCTGTTAGAACGCAATAATTTAATTAAATTATCTTGCCCCTGTGATAACTGCTCACCATTATAGTAATACCAGCCACCTCTGCGCTCAACTATTCCTAACAATACTGCAATCATAATTAATGCTTTTTCGTTATCTATGTCTCCTCTTTGAATATAGTCACAAGTGTCTGTATAAATATCATACTCACCTGTTCCATAAGGAACACCAGCTTTATTTTTCTCGATTCTAAATTTGATTGTCTTACCTACGATTCTTTTCGTTTCTCCACTGCCTACTGCAATAGTATCACCCATACGTAATCTAATCTCTAAAGTATTCGTAAATCCAGTGCTTCTACCACCTGTTGTATACTCTGGCAAAGGGATAACCCCTCTGGACTATATCTTCAACTCCTGCTAAGAGTGCTGTGCGCTTCCATTTAAAGCCTTAGCTACTTTGTATCTCAACAAAGCCGTACTCTACTCACTTACCCACATAATATAAGCAATACATATTATGTTTCTGTTTTCGATAGTCTCTACACCTTCCTCTAATGAGGCTTGGCACGGTATTCTGCCTATTCACCGTTAGCCATTTCTGACACCGCTTCTGCGTTCACACAGTTTTTTACTGTAAGTCGCCCTACAGGGAAGCCCAAATCTCTTAATAAATCATAAATAATTTTATCTGCTTCATCTATATCACACTCCTTGATATAAACTACAACATATCCCAAAGATTCTGCATATGCCTTTTTTCTTGCATCAATTTTAATTTGTTCAGAATTATTATGATAAAATCCCTGAACTTCTATTAAAATGCCGAATCCTAAATGAAAATCAAAATTATAGTTGCCTAATCTATATTCTAAATCAAAAGGTAAATCAAATGTTTCTAAAACTTTTTTAACTTTGCGCTCTAAAGATGACGATACATTAATACTTGGAGACAGAGCAACTATCCTCATTGTCTTTCTTAAATGATGAACTGCGCTATCTTTAAAATTATACTTATCTTTATATTTTTCCACTATTTCTGGTGCAGTCATATAAGGATTTGCAATATCTGACATTAATTCAGCATCATCTCTATTTAATTTTAAAGGCTTTGATTTTCTATTTCTTTTTATTCCAAGCTGTAATAACTTTAACCTTATTGTTTCTCCATCTAAATGTAAGTATTCTTTCAATTTCTTATAAGGTAAATTATAGTTTTGTAATAACCAATCTTCCTTTTCAACTGTCCAAACACTTTTTCTTTTTTTAGTTATCCCTAAATTTTTAGTATATCTACTTAAAGTATCAGGACTAATCCCAATAATTTGAGCTATTTCAGCCTGTGTTAATTCTGATTTTTTATACTGGTCAATTATAAAATCTTTATTTTTCTCAATAATGTCTTTTCTTGTATACATAATAAAAGAAACAGATAATTATGATTTATCTTAATTCAACTTCCATACATCACGCCAATTTTTTCTCTCAACTGATTAATTGCAACAACCGTAGAAGGAAGTTTTCCTTCTCGCTCTAATGCATTATTAAACAACTGAAATTTACCATGATACTCACCTAGCATTTTAGGCTTGATTCCCATTTGATAACTTTCATCAAAGTCAGAAGTTAATACTTTAGTTGGTAGTAGAGCGGCATAAGAATCAATAACAATCAATTCTACTCCTGCTCTCTGCAAGGCTATAGCTATATCTAAAGCTTCTTCCATTCCATCAGGTTGACAAAATAAAAGTGACTCTAAATCTATGCCATTTTCTATTGCCCATTCTTTTGTAAGACTACCTTGTTCCGTTTGTATCAAAGCACAAGTTAAAGGAATATCGCCATCTTCTGCTACAATTTCTATATCTTCGCCATCAACCGTAACAAGTTTCTTTTTCATTTTTTGAACATTAGCAATCATCTTATAAGCTAATAACGATTTCCCAGTAGAATAAGCTCCTGCAATAGTTATTAATCTTCCAGAAGGTATTCCACCACCAATTACATAATCTAAAGCTACACTACCTGTTGAAATCTTATAGGACATTTGCTCTTTAATAGTTGCCCCTAAACGTATAGCGTTCTTACCATGCGCTTTATTTATAGTCTTTACTAATTGCTTTAAATCTGGCAAAGTATCACCCCTGTAATGCCATCTTACCTAGTTTCTCTTCAATTACATCAACATAATCAGAGTAATCTCTAATAACAGCACCTAACTTATCCTCTAATCTACTTAAACGTATACCAAGAACATTTGGCACTAAACCTTCTGGGGCTACGCTTTCAACTGAAATGGTCTCCCCAACAACACACTTTTGTAACCGATTATTTATGTCTTCAAGCATCCCTACCTGAGTTTCTAAAAGTTTTAAAACTTCTTCATATTCACCTAAATGTTTTTTAGGAACAGAAACATCTTCTCTGTAAACTAAATCATCTATCACCTGTCCGCCCAATTTAATTGTCATATTCTTTACCTCCTTATTATACCACATAATCTTACTTTTGTCAAGCATTATTTTGCTTCACTATAAGTTCTACCTATATCTCCTACTGCTTCCAATGGAATTGTTAAATTTATGCCCCTACTTGGTAAGCAATTTTCCATATGAAAAGTTAATCTCTGCTTGCATAATTCTGCAAACTTTTTAGGGCATACCATGACTATCTCCATAACGTATGTTTAAAAACACACTCGACTATATCATACATCTGCACTATGCCTCCCCGCTTCCATTTAAGGATGTCAACCCACTTTGTATCTCAACAAAGCCGTACTCTACTCACTTCTCAAATAGTAGTAATGTGCAGTTCCTACTATTCTATGCTTTTGTTAGTCTGTGAGGGTGAAATAGTTTTATATAATAACGAATTTATATTATTTTCAATTAAAAACTTTCTAACAATTTTACTGAATTCATATGCTACACATACTGGCAAATACACATAAGGGAACACCCTACCGTCTTTCTTTTTATCTAAATGAACTCTACATCTTTTAATTGGAAAAAGTCTATAAAGGATATTTATAAGTTCTTGTACTTCCTCATCATTAAATGTATTACAATAAATGTGCATAGTATTTTTATGTTTATGTAGTGAACCATCATCTAAATAATAATAGATTAATCCATTACAATCTAAATTTTTTAATACTTCTATTTTAGTCATTTGTCCTACTTTAGAAATATGGGGATTTATTCTTGTATCAAATCCCGCAAATTTACTGCCTTTTTTATAACCAGAATAACATTTTGTATCCCTAACAACTATTCCAAATTTAGATAAAACATCTTTTTTATATTTTAAATAGTCAGTATTAACGCTACTAGATTTTAAAGAATATGTATTCCTATTCCTAGACTGTGTGATATAACAACCATCCCCTATTTTTAAAGACAATAATAATTGATATAATTCGTTATCCATACTATTTCCTCCCTGCTGATTGGCTACACACTTTCGTGATATACAGTATATTGTCACTCTTTGGTAATACTGTATTTTTGCGTTCCAGCATATCGAAGAGTTTAAACACGACAAGTTATTTGACTAAAGTTTATCGTGTACATTAAGTATTTGTCTTGCACCAATAGATTTTAATACTACATCATTATCCACATCTATCTGTGCTAATGTTGTGCAATCTGCCGCCGCCCCTTGTGATTTTGAATTAACCGCTAATCGTTCATAGTATGAACGTGTTCTACCATCTTGGGAATTTATCCCCCACAAGTGACGTTTATGCCCAGAAAATAATGTTTCTATATAACCATTCTTTCTAGCAAATTGAATTAAATCTCTATCATATTTTTTTAACCCTGCAAAACCTTCAAAATACCTATCTATATATTCTTGTGCGGTCTTTTCATCTATTTCTAAATTTCTTGCCACCGCTATTTTTGAACCACCATAATCTACAGCGAAACCTACAGTCTTAGCCACATTTCTTTTATGTGGTGCTAATTTCTTAATTGAATTTGGGTCTGCATCTGCTAATTCTGGAAAAATAATTGTTGCTACTGTTCCATGTGGGTCAAGTTTCTCTTTTAACATTTTAATCAACAATGGGTCTTTTGAAAAATGTGCTGTTAAAAACTTTTCCAGAGCATGATAATCTGCCGCAACAATTACTTCATCTTCATTATCAGCTATCATTAAACTTCTTATCTCAAATTGTATCCAAAAATCATAATAACTTCTATCCTCACCCTCTTTAGGCTCTTCTAGAGGCTTAGGAAGCTGTTGGTAGTTCGGTTCAGAACAACTTAGCCTAAATGATGATGTTCCATTTTGGTTGAAGCTTGGATGTACTTTTCCATCACAATACATTTTTTCTTTTATACCTAGCATAAATGCTGTATACAATTTTGTTAATTTAAAATAATCTTGTAGAAGTTTAATTAATTTATGACCATCTTCTCTTTTAGGAGTTTGTCTTAATAATTTCTTTAATGCATCTTTATCTGTCTTTGGCGTTCTTAATGCTACATCTCTTGATTTTCCACCATCAGTCCATGCTATAGGCTGAAAACCAAAATTTAATGCTACTAAATCCTCATTAAAAGATTCTCTATATTCCCCTGTTTTTCTATCCTTTAATTTCTTTTTAAAACCATATAATATTTCAAACAGTTGTTGACCACTATTGATATTAAATTTAGCTCCTACTACTTCATATATTTTGTATGTTAATTCTTCTAATTTTTCTTCTGCTAATTTTATCATACCTTCAAGTTTTTCTATATCAACTTTGATTCCATTACGTTCCATTTTCCACAAAACTTTCATATATGGCATTCGTACTTCTCTAAAATATTCGTAACCGCCATCTTCTCTCAATGCATTAAGAATTGGCTCATACATTTCTTTCATAAAATATACATCTTCTGCTGAATATTGTGCTCCTATTGGAATCTGAACGTGTTGAAAACTAGCGTTACTATTAGAAGCTAATCCCAAAAGTTTCTTTTCCTCTTTAGTAACTGTCATAATAGTATCTTTAAAATGAGATTTTTTTACAGAGAAAATTGTTTCAGTTACTGCTTCTAAATTCTTCTCTTGTTCTTCATCTAAAGTATGTACAGCTATTTGTGTATCAGTAAAAGTATTTGTTTCAAACACTTTTACTATATCTACACCTTCATTTGCAAATAAATGTAAGTCAAATGAAATATGATGGGCTATATACTCTTTTCCACCATTTTCCATTAAAGGCTTCAATCGTTCCATAAAATCAACAATATCCATATTATAGTATTCTCCTGAAAACTTTTCTGGTAAAAAATCAGGAAAATTTTTGGCATCATCAAAAACGGCAGTGTTTTTACGGTAATCAAGTCTCCCACAACCAATATAGCTACCTTCAAAATAGTGCCTGAAAGGAATATAATATACTTCCTTACTGACACTATCTTCAAAGGCTACTGTTAATCCTACTGCATAATCTTTCCCCTTATATCTTACATCTAATCCAGAAGTTTCAAAGTCAAAGAAAATTTGTTTCGCTCGTTCATATTCCTCAAAAAATCTATCAACATTCTCTTTATTGACAATAGTTAATTTAAAGAATTTTTGATGAAACAAATAATCACTCCTTATTAATTAACTTCTTCCATTTTTTACTTGGCTTAAAAACAAACCTATTAAAAGGTTTTCTATCTTGAAAAGTCTTAGTATGAATGTTATAAGAAGTTTTTATATCTTGCTGTCTTGATACTAAAGAAAAATATCTAGGCAAAACTAATCCAGTGTATTCTTCTAAAACCCCTTCCATGCCTTTACAAAACATCTTAATAATATTATTTGCCTCTGTTGAAGTAATATTATTTTGCTCTGCTATTTTATTAATTAAAGTTTGTCTATCTGCTATTGCGCCCATTTCTAAACCTTCCTGTAGTCAATAATGCTTTACAAGTCTTATTGATAATTTTTTCTATCAATTCTGTTTGTGCTTTATCTTCTTTGTTTATATATAAATCTAGGTAATAAAGATGCAATAATTCGTGAAGTATACTCCACTCAACATCATCACTGCCATTTATAATAGCATCTTCGTCAAGCTCAGGATTACTGTTTATCCGAATTATTGCCCTCTCCATAGAAGGGCTAGAAGAAATACTTGCTAATGCTGGATAGCCCAGTAAATATTCAATATCCCTATTATTTGCATATGTGATAACTATATCCCAATGACTAAGTCCTAAAATTTTCTGCCAATACTTCATGCAAGAATCTAATGCTTTTTGAGACCATTTATCCATTAATCCACTTCCCTTACCAAAACTCTATTAAGCCCTGCTGGACGAATAGGCTCAGGTTCTACAAGTGTTGTTGTATCAAAAGAGGTGTCTTCAACACCGTAAAATGGGAATTTCTTTTCAATAATTTCATAATAATCAAGTCCTCTATATTTATCAGGAATTAATTCCTGAATTTTTTCTTTAGCCGCTTCATTTAACTCTCCAATAGCAAAGATGTCTTTATCTAAATATGGATATTTTGTAAAAATCTCTGCTCCTGCTTTGTCAAACAAATAAGAAATACTAGGTTTCTGTCCCATGCGAGTTGCATAATAAGGCGCATCTAACAACCCATAACGCTGTCTATTGCGTTCAATAATACCACAATCATTTCCTCTTAAAAGAACAGCAACCGCTTTATCAAATTCTACTTTTTCACCTGTCTTTTTACTAATATAGCTACCTTGTCTACCATCTACAACTAAATAAGCTGATTTAAAACTTCTAGGTACACCAGCTTGGCATAATGGACAATCAGGCTCACAGGTACAAGCATAATTATTATATCTACCACCTTCTTGGACATTATGGCTCCAAAAACTAATTGGCTCATCAGTTAAAAATCTAACTGGTGCATCTGCGGCATCTCTTACTGTTAAAAAATAATCTTTAATATAGCCACCTTTTTTAGTGGTCTTTTCTACCTCTGTTCTTGCTTGAAATCCTCTTTTAAAAATTGAAGCTACCATTCTTTTTTCTCCTATTCTATTTTTCTTAATTTTAATCTTGGATACATCTCTAAATTATTAAACATATAATCTAATTGTTCTTTATTCATATCTTGAACATCTTTACAATTTTCAGGGTAATTTACAATACTAAATATAAACTCATCTTTACATAGGTCATATATGCGTTTACAGCCACTCTGACCAGCTTTATCTCCGTCTAAGGCTAATATTACCTTTTTGATATTAAAACTCCTCAGAAGTGAAATTTGAGCCTCTGAAATACTGCAAGTTAACATAGCTAAAGTATTAGCATAACCGTGTTTTTGTAACCACAAAGCATCTAATACTCCCTCTACTAAAATAACAGAATCATTAACAGGTCTAAACAAATTCAAGGGAAATAAAATTCCCGAACGTGGAAAATTGTCATATACATAGTATTTAGGAGCTTTACCATATACATTTGCGTATTCTGGCGTTTTATCATTTAATACTGCCCTCCCTATAAAACCACATAATGAGCCATCTTCCCAAAATACTGGAATAGTAACTCGTTTCTTTTGTGCATCCCAGCCAAATAAAAATCTTTGCTGGTCTTCTTGGCTAAATCCTCGGTCAATAAAATATTTATGAAATATTTGCCCACTTTGAAATGCCCCTAATGAAGAATTAGATAAAACAAATCTTTCTTTCTGCTCAGGAACTTCTTCATATTCTCGTAAAGGAACTTCTTCAACCTTTTGCGCTTGTTCTCCAATTATTTCATCAAGCTTTATTCTTGCTTCGGCATAAGAGATATTTAGACACTTTGCTATTAAACCAACTATTGTCCCACTTTCACCACAACCAAAACAATGGTAACATTCCTTTTCAGCATTTAAACCAAAAGAAGGACGTGTATCTCGATGAAAGCAACAAGATGCCATAATATCATTGCCTACTACTTTTATATTCTTTATATTTAATACTTCGCATACAGTTAAAAGTTCTTCTACTCTCATACTACTCAATCCTTTGTATTTGTTTTACCGCTATTGGTGTTCTCTTCTTCTCTTCTTCTACATATAATAAATCATGTTTCATTTCAGTAAAATCCCAACTCATTTTAAAAGGCGGTTTCCATTCGCCATCACGTACTTTTAAAGTTACTATTTTTATTTCTTTTTCCGCTTTATCTGTTTTATCTTGTTCTAACCCATAAACAGCATCACAATCTTGGGCAAGTGCCTTAACATAAGAAATATTACTTAATGTTGCAGTTTCTCCTTTTAACTGTGAAGTACAAAGAATTGGAACCTTTCTATTTCTGGCTAATGCTTTAAATCCTCGCCATACTTCTAGAATGCCCCTCCAATCGTCATCCTCAGAATCATCTGCCATTAAGTAGCCGCCATCAATTAAACAAACATCAGGTCTATGTAAATCAATAGAACTTCCACAAGATATTACACCACCTTCAATTAATTCAACAATTAATTTATCTTTATATTTTGGAGCTTCTTCTAAAAGATACTTATGATACCTTTCTTCTTCTTGTGGTGCTAATTGACCATCTTTAATACGAGAATAACTTATACCCGACCATATCGCATCAATTCTATCTATTAATTGAGATGGCAACATTTCTTTTGTTAGGAATAAAACTTTATATCCCATTTTTGCCATTGCTACAGCAATAATACACAGGAGCCACGTTTTACCAGTCCCTGTATACCCTAAAAAAGTTATAAGGTCTAATTCTTTTACGCCACCTATTTGTTTATCAATAGGTAATAAGCCTATAGGCATTCCAGAAATGCCTCCTGTTTTTTGCCTTTCTTTATACTGCTCAAAGCGTTCTTCTGTTCTCTCACCTATTTTACAAGTATCGTTAAGAACAATTTCAGAATCAATATTTTGTATTAATTTCTGTAACTTCTTAACTGCTTCTTCTGTATTTAATGAGTTTATATCTGTTTGCACAGAAAGTATTGTATCCCTTAACAAATTGTGTTTAACTTTATTTCTTAACTCATCACAATAAAATTCAAATGGTTCTGTTACACTTCCATTAAAATCAAGTTCTGGAAATCTTGATTTTAATGATTCCGTGCTAGGAATATCTCCATATTTAATTTTAAAGTCTGAAATATAATTAAATACTCTTTTATAAGCTGGATTAAAAAACTTAGCTGATATTCTTTTTTCTGCTACTGTTTTCCAATCCTTAGTTTCTAATAATTTTAAAATAAAATTAGAATCTACACTCATTTCATCACCCCTAAAAACTCTTGCATAGAAACAGCGTTCTTAGGTAAAAATAATTTATCCCCATCATCTACATAATAAAGATATTTTAATTCACAAAACCTCTTCAATTCTTTAAAACCTTCAATAAATTCTAAACTATTAAAATATAAATACTTTTCAAATAAAAATCCTTCAAGTTCTTTCCACTCTTTAGGGTCTTTATAAGTTACTAAATGAATTGAGTATTTCCCGCTTTTCCAAATCTTCATAATAGTATCTAAATGTTGGGGATTATACTGCATTCCCAAAATTTCATATTTATCTTTAAATAATTCGTTAACAAATGTTGTTTTATTATTAAAAAAACAACTCTCTAAATTAAAGGCGATAATTGGAAGAGATTGATTAGTTAACTGCCCTCTTTTCACGTCTTTTCTCCCTTAATTGTCCAGCATTAATTTCATTTTTATCGTATAATTTATAACAATTTCTACATAAAGGTAAATGGTCATGCTCTACATATGCAAATACTTCTACAGAACTGCAATTAATGCAACAATCATTTTTTACATTTTCTAAATCCATCTTATCCCCCCTGTCTTAATTTCTTTATAGCATCTTTATTTCTAAAGGCTTCTCTTCTACCATCATTAGTAGTAAATGTAACCTGAATAAAAAGATTTAACATGCTATCAATAGTATAACCATATCTATTAGTTAACTCTTCTGATTTTAAATTAGTACAAATTATAGTTGGTAATCCCTTTGTATCTCTAATCTTTAATATATTTTCTAATAAAGCTTTTTCTGCTCCCTTTGCTGTATCTACTTCTGCTCCTAATTCATCTATTACTAGAAATTCTGAATCATATACGGAACTTACATCTTGTTGACTATAAGTTTTTCTTATAATCTCATTAAAAGTAGTTAAATATCCTGAATAATAACGAATATATAACTCTTGTAGGATAATAGAAGCTAAAAAGCTCTTTCCAGCTCCATTTTGTCCCCTAAATAAAAGATTAACACAATCATTTAACATATCTCTAGGATTGGTTACATAACCTTGTATAATACTCTTTAATTTAGGTTCAGCAAAATGATAATCAGATAAAAATTTGCCCTGATATCCACTAGGTATCCCCATTAAATACAAGGATTCCTTACTTATATATTCCCGCATTTTTCCTTCTCTTGTTGGTAAATCAGATGTCAATTTCTATCCCACCATTCTTAGTCTCCTCTTTCCAGCCCCGCTTGGGAGTTAAACTCTCTCCTGTATAAGCTATTGCTAAATTATAATAACTACTTAACCAAGCATTAGACATTAAATAAATGCCATATTCCATAAAAGTTTTTTCTCTACCACCAACTTTAAAGCGATAGTCTGAATCCCAAAGAAAATCAATTATCTTTTTTATTTCATTACTTGGATATGTAGCCATTAATGATTTTATTACAGAGGTATCTTTATATTTTACAACTTGATATTTTACTCCATGTTCTTTTGCTTTATCTGAAAAATATTTTATCCAATCATTAGATTTAAACTTACTGTAATCTTCTGTTGACTTTATAATACCACTTTTATCAGAAGTTACTATTGCCCCACCAAATAACTTCTTTGCCTGCGCTTTTGTTACTATCATTTACGTTTTGCTATGGAACGTTCTAGTTCCTTTGCTTCTTGTTCTAAACGATTATCAATAAGTTCTGAAAACAAATCTAATGTTGTATCTCTTTCTTTTTCTAATACTTCTGCTTCCATCCAACAATCAAATTTTGCACTTTCATAATTACCTAAATTCAATGTTACACCTTTTGATAAACCTACTTTTATTGTTTCCATTTTATTCCTCCATTTCTTTATCTGGTATAAACAATCTTTCATTTACTTTTTGTAAAGCAATTTTTACTCGGTCAGAAAATCCAGTCTTTTCAATAGGAAACCCCCTCCTAACCCCACACTCTAAAGCCACTCTAACAATAGCATTTATTTGTTCCTGTGTGTAATAACAAATATTGTTTACTCTCACTAGGGCAGGAGGTAAAATGCCTGTATTTTCCCAATTACGTAAAGTTAATGAACCTCTAGGAATACCAGCCAATTTAAAAGCTTCTATTAATTTTGCTCTTGTATATAATCGTAGTATCTTGCCATTTATTTTAAATAATTTTCCCTGTAATATTTGCCCTGCGGGTCTACCTCTTTTAGCTTTCCTCTTTCTCGGCATCCTCGCTCACATCCTTTAAATCTACTATCTTAGTTGAATAACTTAATTTTTCTTTAAACATTTTCTCTGCTACCTCTAATGGTAATACTCCATCTGCAATAAGATGTTCTAATGCTTCCATGTCATAATAAGCTTCATACTTTAATACTTTATCTAAAACACCATAGTCTCTCAAAATACTTTCAGCCATATAAGGTATTACATCATAACTTTTTCTTACTTCTCTTTTTAGATATTTATTATCTAAAAAAGGTAAATACTTATTGCCATTTAAATCACTTTTGCCATTAGACTCTACATAAGCATCTAGCTGTTCTTTTAATTCTTTCACTCTTTTTTCCGCTTCAAGCTTTGTCTTTCTATACATATCATACTGCATAGCTAATTCTTTGAAGCGTGAATCATCTATCTCTGATTCTGAAAAGTCTATAATTTTACATTCAACCATTTTATCATCCATTCTTTAAGTCTTAACATTATATCATACTTTTTTAGTTTTGTCAAGTATTTTTAAATAATTTTTGTGATTTCTATTTCTCTATACCACTTATCCCTCTTTATGCCATGTTTATTAAAAATTACCATGAAAGGGTGTCTGTAATCATAAAAAAATACATTAGTCTTACCATCTTTAGTTCTTCGTAACCTCCCTAAAATCTGTATTAAATCTTTCTTGTTTGCTACTGTAGATACAAGAAATCCTCTCTCCCATGATTTTACGTTAGTTCCTTCACAACTAATAGAAATAGTAGCTAATGTAATTAATGCTTCTTTTGTTTCTGCTTTTTCTTTTATTTCTGCTTTTGTTTCTTTCATATCTCCATAGTATTTCTGTATTCTTGGGCACTTATTTACCAACATATCATATAATAAATTTATATGCTCTTTTTCTTTACAAAATACTATGCAAGATTTTCCTAAGTTATATTCTTTTGTAATATCATCAACAACTAATCTGTTAAATGCTAAATCTTCTGATACAATTTTATAAGCTTCCTGTAAGTTAACAGGTAACCTATCAACTTCTTTTGTACTTAATAACTGTGTTATTAAAGCTTTCCATTCTGGTGTATGTGGTGCAAATACTTTATCTTTATATGCTAATGCTTTTACTTTTGCTCCGCTTTTCGTCCAGTAATAATCAATTACTGGATTCCATTTCAACTGGCTTTCTCTCTTTATTACAAAAATGTCTTTTGTATCTATAATATCAGAAGTTTCAAATTCCCCTTTGTATTCATACAATGTATGTCCACAAATTAAATCTAATACATCTGCTAATCCGTCATTTCTCATTTTAGTTGCTGTTAAACCTAAACGATATCTGGCAGGGAAGCCATTCAGAACACTGTATATCTTAGCAGAACACCTATGACATTCATCACAAATTAACATTGATATACTTTCTTTTAATTTATCGAGCTTTTCGTCACCTAGCCTAGAAAGAGTTTGTATCGTAGTTAAAGTAATTTGTTTTCCTATATTGAAAACCTTGCCTTTTACTAAACCTATTTCTATTTCTCCATAGCACAACAAAGCATCTTTTTGCCAACCATCTATTAAATCGTCTTTATTAACTATAATTAATGCCCTTTCTTTTAACTTCCCTGCCAGCATCAAACCAATTATTGACTTACCTAACCCTGTATTTATAACAAGTGTTCCAGTATTATCAGTGAAATGCTCTATTGCTACTTGTTGTACTTTTCTAGGCTGAATTTGTACTAATGGATATTCTATATTTTTAAAACTAATTGAGGCATCTTCTATGACTTCATAATCAAAAGGTATCTTATATCCTCTGGGGACTTCTAAACTATCCCCTATTTCTTTATAATAATAAAGAAATTCTGGAACTTTAGTGCTCCCCCATCTAGAGAATTTAAGAATACTTTCATATTCAGGATTTTTAAAAGTTAAATCTTTTTTTATTCGTTCTTTTTCTATATCTGTTAAATTTTTTAATAATTGAGAATTATTTATAAAAACTTTAATAGCCATTTTTATTAATCAAAAACCCTGAAAATGTCTGCAAGAGATAGACTCTAATGTACGTATAGAATCCTCAGTTTCAATTTCTCTGAGTTTACGTCTATATTCTGTGGTTTCATCTTCAAACAGCTTTCCAAAACAGTTTGTAATTTTACCTTTTCTTGCAAATCCAATTTGCTTAATTTCCCTAATAGCCTCATTCATTGCTTTACGATATAAAGGATTTGTATTTGTATCCCTTAATGCTCTTAAAGTCTCAATAACTTCTGCTGTTTGTTTTCTCGTCTTAATATATTCCTCTGTTTTTAATTTGTACATATCCCCTAATAAACTCATTAAACCATCTCCTATCTTTTATACTATTATACCACATTTTTTTCTTTATGTCAAGTGTTTTTTATTCCCATTCAAAAATTGGCAAACACCACTTTATAGGTAAGGCATATTTAACTTCTTTATAACAGATTTCTTTATAACCTGTACTATCATCTCTGATTTTTAAGGCATCTTCTGAAACCCCATCTTTTAACATATTCCATAATATATTAGCATCTACATAACAAGCATTTCTAAACTGTATTGAATTGTGCATAAACCAAAGCCACTCAGCATGCCCTAATCCTTCCTTTAATTTTACCATTTTTTACTCCCATTCAATATCAGAATACCTAACTTCTTCAAACCAAACCTTAGGAAAATAACAATACTTTTCATTATGGTATTCAAACTCATAAACTAGTACACCTTCGACTGATATTAAATTTAAACGCTTTTTTGATACCCCAGCAGAAAGCTCTTTCCAAAGATTGTGAGAAGCTTTATAAGAAAGTTTATCAGTTCCAAATATAAAACTAAATCTTCGATAATCTACATCAATTTTCAATGCCAACATTTTCATTAATATCACCTCGTTAAATCTATTATACCATATAATCTTATTTTTGTCAATAAAAAAATCCCTTACTAAGTAAGGGATTAATAATCCATTTTATTTCCTAAAACATCTACATATACTGCCTTATATTTATATAACCTTCTTATACCATCTGCGTTATACAGTATCGCTAAGTCCGCTAAATCATCAACAGTATAAAGTTTAGGAACTAAAATGACACAAGCTTTTAATAATTTTTTAAATTCTTGGTCTTTACAAGTAGGTGATAATATTGTTAATTCAGAGCCAACGTTTGTCTGTATATCATTCAATATTTTTAACAGTCGTTTACTCACTTTAGGCGTTGCTCCACAACATTTACACTTAAAATTATCTACTGTAATTGTACTAACCATATTTCTCTCCTACAAGACTTTTCTTGTAGTTCCTCCTATTACCATCTCGAAGTTACCCCTCTGGTATCTATATGAACCCAATCTCCATAGTAACCTATACCTAACTGGTCTTCTAAACCCCACGCCTTTGCCGCCGCTAAAACAGTATCTGCTAAAGACGTATCAGTATCATCCTGACCAGAAATATGTATATCTGCGGCACATCCTTTTGTGTGATAACTGCCTAATTCTCCACCACATGCCGCATTAACTCCATCATCTACAGTCCTATATCCAGATTTAAAAGTTGTTCCATATTCAGAGTGATATTTTGTTGTATTGACTACCCAATTAGAATTCCAATCTCTCAACATATCTAATATTTTAAATAAATTTGCTGTTTTTTCATTATTTGTGCATAACTTTCCATTTTCATTGTCCCATGCATATTCATTACTGTTTCTACGCCAACAATCCCATTCTGTTACGCTCCAATGTTTACTTTCGTACATTGCAATCACCTTCTTTTTTATCTTCCTTCTGTACTTCTTTTTCTAATTTATCACTTTCCCCATCTCCGTCTTTATCTATTATAGATGCTCCATAAAAGAATATAGCGGCAATCGCTTCTGGGGAGAATAAAACTTTTGTTAAAGCTAGTAAATCAGATAATGCTATTACACCCTTAAATATTGCTTGATATGCCCAAGCAAATATATAAGCTAGAACAGTTGTTATTATTAAAACAATCATTATATAGAGAAGCTTTAAACTCCCGCCTGCAATTTTAGGCTTTACAAGAATTTTTGATTTAATAATATTTTTTAGCTTCTCAAACATTATAAAACCTCGTTACTTTAAGATAAGCGCAAGTATACTTATAAACATGCTTATTATTCCTGATAAAAATGTTGCTAATCTAAATATATCAGAACATTTGTCATCTATAACTTTATTAAGTTCTATTTTATTTTCTTTTGCTTCTACTCGCATCTCATCTAATCTCTTAAAAATTGTCTTTATATTGTTTTCTACTGTCTTTAATTCTACTTCTTGTGTTTGTGTCTTTTCTAAAGAAACTCCAAGACTTTCTGAATTACTTTGTTGTTTTGTTTTTATTACTGCTAAATCTTCTCTTAATTCTGTCTCAAAATCTCTGTTCACTACACCCCTCCGTTCTTACAGATAGTGTAGACGTTCCAAACCTCTACACATAACCTCTATGAAATTATTTACCGCATTCTTTAGTTTTGTGTAGAGTCCCATATTATTTTCCTTCTTTCATGTTTTTTATCTGTGTTGTTAAACCTTTATTTTTACTTTGAAGATTCCTTACTTTTTCATTTAATTCTTCTATTTGTTCTTCACATTCTTTTAAATGGACTATTAATTCATTTACCTTTACTTCATCTTCTAATCTAGAATTATCTAAAGCTGACATCCTTTTCTTAACTCCCATTAATTCACGTCTAACTTGTTCGCATTCTCTAACTTTTTCTACCTTTTCTTTGCGTAATTCATAAATTTCGTCTTTTAGTTTTACCACATCTTTATCATAACGATTTTTAAAAACTAATTTAAATATCTTATATAGAGATTCCTTCATATTAACCCCATTTCTTACGGACAAATTTCCGCTTTCCTTAAACAATTTAACGCTCTTTGATTTAAATACGATTTCTTTAAATCAAAACAATCAAATAACATTATATTTACTTCATTTGATAAGGCAAAAACTTCATCGCTTAATTGAAATAACTGTAAACACATTTCTTCACACTCTTCTTGTGCAAAATAACGAACACACCGAATATAAAATTTATCTACAATTTTCAAGATAAAGTATCCTCCTTATTTTTTTATTTTCTTCTTTTTCTTTGTTCCACTACACGCCATTTTTACACCCCCTACTAATTATTTAAATTGTAAGCGGCTATCAATTCTTTTAATTTAGTTTTAGTTTTTACAACCTCTAATTCATTATAACATAATCTTAATTTTTCACGCTCTGCCCTAATAGAAGCATACTCACTTTCACTTAAAGCACCATCTACGAATTTTAAACACTTATAATCAGACTCTTGTAGCCTACTTTCAACTATACTAAGATATTTTTGTCTATCATTTTCAAATTCTAGTGCTTTTTTTTCTTTTTCTAAAGCGTTCATGTCAATTTCATCTTCAAAAACTAAGTGCCCTTTTAAATCTCTTATTATAGTTCTATCAGTTTCTAAACAATCAAAACTATAATAATCTAAACTACAATCTATAATGTTTCCATTACTATCTAATCTATAATACATTAGTTATCTCCTTTAATTAGTTTTCTACAACACCGCCAGAGTGAACACCATCGTCTAAGACCGTGGGCGGTGCAGTATTGATATTCGGACTATAAGCAAAGTATAATTGCATAGCGGCAATTCTTTGCTCTGCTACTTCTACTGTTGGGCATCTTAAAGACATCCATTCTATCTTGTTATTAGCGTTCACAATAGAACACCTGATTGCACCTTGTGGATACAGTGTTTTTTCTACAGTATAAGTCTTATTAGGAGTTACTGCTATATAGACTCCAGGACTATTTACCACTTGTAACACCTTTATCCCTGCTGGTACTGTAAAAGTTGTACGAGCCACAGATTTGTCTTCGGTGCCAAGATAGCCTGTAGGAATTTCTGTTTCTCCCATCTCGCCAACAGTAAGAATAAACCAAATCTCATTATTGCTATTTGCCTTATCTGCGCTAAAACTGTCTTTATTAACCGTTATCTGAGTAAACTTGCTTCCTTTCATTGCTCGAAGTGTCATACCATCTTCTGCATAAAAACTTAGAGTAGAATCTAATTGCACATAGCCCTGTGAATTTGTTACACCTTGCCAAATAACACTGCCTTTTGAAGAATAAAGTGTTACATTATAGCCCACTGTAGGAGTTCCATCAACTAATACTTTAAAATAAACATCACTCATAGGGGGGGGGATTACTGGGTCTATTGGCGGTTCAGGGACAATTATATCACCATTAAACTCTGCGCCTACTCTAATATCACTATCAGGCATAATATAAGTAAGAGGATTTTCTATCTTTATCTCTTTCTCTAATGTGGTAAGATTAGTAAGCTCAAAATTCATAAACGCACTGCCCACATCAGGTGTAGCAGTTAAGAGTATTTTATCGCCAGCAGATGCTTGTGTTTTATTACTCTTAATATTTCCTCCGACTGGTATTTGCAAATTTATATTATGAACTGCCCCCCCCCCTTCAATAAGAGTTATTGGTAAATCATAAATTTTACTCTCTTTAAAGAAAGAAGCTCTATATTCTACTGAGCCCGTAGCAGTTCCTTTAGTCATAGTACATGTGATTAGTTGACTATCATCTAAGCCAATTAAAGACGACCATTTATCTTGTGGAACTAAATAACGTCCATCACTAAGTGTTTTTCCTGAAAGAATGATAATATCACCACTATCATCTGCTATAGAAACCCTAAAAGTAGCCCCACTAATAATATTATTATTTGAATCTACAGCTTTAAAATAAATTCTTACATCCTCAGAATAAACAGGCATATTAGCATTTAAAGCTGGGATGAAATAAATCTTAGCGTTTTGGCTCCAACTAAAATACAGTGTTGTTCCTTTAGCGACAGGTATATATCCACACAAGTCATTACTTCCATAGGTTCCATAATCACTATAAAATACAGTACCAAATGTTGCTTGTTTTGGGTCAGAATTGTTAAAGCATCTACACCAAGAACCTACTGTATTTCCATCAACAACTTTAATCGCCCATACCCAACCATCACTGGGTGCTGTCCAAGCTTGATTTTGTTGACTTAAATTAATAATTATCTTGTTATTAGACGGCATATTATTATTTTTTGCTAACAATTCCCAAGTAGGCTCAATATAAAATTCGTCACGATAATCAAAAGCTGATTGCCATTGTTTATTAGGAGTTATATTATTAAAAAAACATTTACAATATGTTATTGATTTTTCCATCGTGAATATTCCACCTACACTGGGATAAATGATATGATTATGGTTATCTCCTTCCCAAACTCGATAAGTTATTTGAGAATTATCAGGCAAAGCTTTACCAATATCCTGTAATTGCTCAATTCCATTAGTTAAGCCAATTTGGACTAAATCTGTAAATGATTTAATTTGATGATTTATATTTAACTGACTTACATCTTCTGCTAAATCATTAATATCTAATGTTCCAGAATTAATAATGGTACTAAATGCTTGTATATAGTATAATACATATGCCGTTTTTGGTTTTACTTCACTGCCTGTATGCTCTGCGCCTACTGAACGTGAGGCATCAAAGTTTATTGTACCAGAATTACTCCAGTCACCACTATTGTTAACACTAGAGGATGCGTTAGTAGCAGTAAATAGAAGCGCACCAGCACTGTTTTGTGTTTTGCCTATAGTATCTATCATAGTAATACTACCAGTAATATTTCTTTGTGTATCTGTTACATAAGTTCCAACCTTTTCCGCTTCTGCTGTACCACTTAAATAACAAGCAATATAAGGAATTCTAAAGGTAGTAGCACCATTTCCAGTGCTATAATATCTACAAAATCTTCCTTCATTTGCCGCTAACTCTGCTTGCCAAGCTTCTTCACTTATTAAACGAGTTTCTCCACCTTTTTGTGCAAATCCCCATAAGTCTTTATAAACTTCTCTGCTAAGTTCTAATCCTGTAGCCGCTATTGCGCCCTCTGGTAATATCCCATCTAACGAAAATCCTATTGAACCTAGTGGCAATTTAATTTGACTTGACATTATATAATCAACCCATTTAGTTCCATCCCAAATTTTTGTTTGAGCCATTATAAACCTCCATTCAATATGCTAAAAAGGAAGCCCACTTAGAGCTTCCCCATTTTCCTTACTCTTTAATTATATATCTATTATAACATACTTTTGGATTTTTGTCAACCTTTTTTTCAATTATTTTTATAGGAAATTTCCAACATTCCCACTTCTACAGCCTCTGGTATACGTTCTAAAATAGCCATTAATGCTCGTCTTGCTATATCCTTATTAGGATATATAGCTACATTATCTGTTACATCTTGTGTAAAATGAATTTTTAAAAACCCTACAACATTTATAAATTCTGTTACCCAATATTTTTCCCCATCTATTACTACCCAAACTTTATACATTATTTTTACACCGCCTGTAATATCATAATTAATGGATTAAAATAGCAATTAAAATAAAAAATAAAACTTTCAAAAGCCTGAAAAAAAGCTCCAATAGTAAAAAGAGAAATACCTATTAAAAAAATCATGGCACTAATTGCCTGCCCCTCATTCAATGCTGTTACTCCATCGTATACTTGCCATCCTAGAAAAATAATAAGAGATATCAATAAAGAGAAGCTAGCAAGAATCGCTATAAGATAAATTAAAGAGGTATCTTGCATATAAGGAATTAACAACTCTTGTGGAATTTTTGTACTCATTACTGCAATATCTTCTAGTGTCATTTTTATACCCCCATTATTGTGAATTTAAAAGTTTCTGCATTAAAAGATAGCACCACATTTGATGCCCCCTCTTTCTCATATTCCTCTGAAAAATCGTAACAATCCCAAGAACCGCTAACCATTTTATAGCCTAGAGACTGTAATGCTTCTTTAATAATTTTTGGAGTATAACCTGTTTCAGATAAATCTATTTTAGAATTTATATCTCCTTTGTTTTCTAAACTTTCTAAAATAATTAATAGCTCATCTTCCATTTTTTCATCTTCCTTTTAATAAAAAATTAACATCCTCTTTTAAATGTTCTTCTGCTTCATTTCTAGTTCTATAACATTTTCCTAAACTTCGCAAAAGTTGGTCTACTAAATTACCATAAAATACTCCCTTAGATATAACTCCCTGATTATTGCTTCCGTCCACATAAATATAAAAATATACATCACCATTTATGGGATAATAAGGAAGTTGTTTTACACTACAATTACCAGCAAATAATTCTAACATAGTAAGCCGAGTATTCATCTCTGGATTATCACAATGAAGTTTATTATCTTCTATCCAAAATTTTGCCCCATTACCAACAGCATATTTTCCATCATAATCCAAAACCTGAAATTTTTGATTAAACATTAAATTGTTTTTCTTTAAAAATAACTCAAAATACTCACTCAAAATAACACCTCATTTAATAAAATCTATAATTTCTTACTGAAAATAGCATCCAAAGATAACTAATACTATATCCTCTTTGTTTATATAAATTAAAAGCCTTGCAAAACTGCTGTGCTCTAAATGCTCTCATTGTTACTCCCACTCTCTTTCCTTTAATAAAGTGCAATGAGCCTCTAAAGCGGCAAATCTTACAAACCAATTTGTATTTCTACCGAAACTATATGCACTATTGCAATATACACTATGTCCCTCTTGACTAAAAATCCAAGATTTATTAGATATTACATAACCATTCTCATTAGCAACAGCATAATCATCAATACATGTAACCACACGAAGAATATCTTCTCGATGAAAAATATTACCACCACTTTTGAAAGATGATTCAACTATTAAAAAATCTCCTACCCTATATTTCACGTGTTCACTCCCATTCAAAATTCACAGGAATACAGTCTTCTCTTATATGATTAATGGGAATATTCCAATTTGTTCCTGCACCAAAACTATATTGATTTTCTGTTTCTGTATGCCCTGCTTTAGTTGTTATCCAAGATTTATTGGAAACTTTACAAAAGCCACCCATCCCATCTAAAAAACAACCTACTCTTACTATTCGTAATAAATCTCCTTTAAAAAAGGAATTACTATCACACTTAAAAAAAGTACGAACTTTAAAATAATCACCTTTGTGTATAATCATTTTATTTCCCCTATTCTACGTTTTGCTACTTCAAAATATCTAGTATCTAATTCTATGCCTATAAAATTTCTTTTTAATTTACGACAAGCAACTCCTGTAGTACCACTTCCCATAAATAAATCTAAAACTGAGTCATTTTCATTTGTTAAAACTCGCAATAAATAATTTATTACTTTCTCATCCTTCATTGTCGGATGTAGTTTAGAAGACTGCACTGTTGTTGGAATCACACATCTTTCTAATGAATTTTCTCTGTTGAATGTCCATTTAGAAGGTTTATTTTTAGAATTATAAACTCCCCATATTGCAAATTCTACATCATTAACAAACATTCTATCTCTATTAAACGGAGCAGGATTTGATTTACTTAACACTAAACATCTTTTGGGAGCTATATTAAATTCTCTACATACTTTTGCTATTTCTCCTAAATTTTCCCAAGCATTAAATATAACAACATTTGCATTTTCTTTTAGAATTCTAGGAAACAACTTAATATAACTTGTTATGTCAAATCCTTTATCCCATTCTCCAAAATCCATTCCATTTCTTGAAGCTCCCTTTAAAGTATGAAAATTTGTTTCTCTACTAACATTATAGGGAGGGTCTGTAATAATACAATCTATACTATTATCTTTTACTGCCCCCCCCCTCCGATTACTTCAAAACAATCCCCATTGAATAATTCAATCATTTGTTTCATCCTTTCTTACATCATAATAAGAAACTAAAGCACTATAAAGTTCAAATAATGATTTAAAAGCATCTTCTTCTAATATAATATTTTTATCATCTAAGAATAGTATATAATTATCCTTTACTTTCTCTGCCCTTACTATTTCAAATTTTGGTTTATATAATTTCTTTACTTTTTCTATCTGTTTCATTTGGATTTTTTTTCTTTCTCCCTTCCTGATAATGCTTGTGAAGCAACTGCTATTTTATCTATTAAAGAAGCAATATTATCTTCTGTGGCTTCTTTTACTATAGAAATATTGTTAGGTGTTACATAATTTGCTATAATCATTTTGTATGCCGTTTCTTTTGTAGGAACTATAAAAACAAACATAACTGATAGCAAAAAAAGTGCTAACCACGCTTTTGGAAAAAACCACTTTTTAAACTCTTCTGATGTTTCAGTAACCATAACTAATATCAAATTTGTTAATAGTCCAAAAGCAAAAATTAACAAAGGCAATTCAGACACCACATCTAACTTATCAATAAAATAAAATACCCACGGACTAATAATTGGTTCCATTTTTATTTCCTCCTTTTATTCCCATTCTTTATCCACTACCTTTTTAAAAAAAAATAAATAATGCCTCTTGGGATACCCAAGAATTTAGAAGATTGCCTTTTTTATTATAAATATTATATTCCATGCTTCCATACGCACTAAATACAGACACTGCTATATATTGTTCATTTAAATTATAATGTATAAGTTGTCTTTTTGGGGTTACTGTTATTCTCATTCCCATTGTGAATCCTCCCATCGAAATTTAATGAAAAAGTCAGGGAAAACCATAGAGCATATATTATTTCTTTCATCCCCAAAATGTACTATAACTGCACCAGCAAAAAAACGTTCCCCTAATTCAGCCCAATAATACTCACCTTTTTTAAAATAGCTATAGTTATGAAGACACTTACATAATCTGCAATTATTATTAGGTTTTTTAATCATTCCCATTCCTCCAAATCTATGCCTGAAAAAACTCGCCAAACTATTTTTTCTTCTAACCAATCTATCACATATCCTTTTGAATCTAATACCATATAACTATTATTAAACGCACTACTTTTTCTAATAAAATAATATTCATTTGCTTTGATTAACATAAAATTTTGTTTACTTAAACGTTTCTCAAAATCTTTCAAGATTTCTTTCACCTCAATACTATTATAACACAAAATAAAAAGACTGTCAAGCATTACTTATTAAATTTTAAGTAATAACTTAACAGTCATAGCTGTTATCTGAACTCTATAAATATTATACCATGTTATGTAAAAATTGTCAACTATTATTTTAAATATTCTTCAATTTCTTCTACTATAAATCCTAATCTATTTAATTTACAGTTTTCATCATATTTATATTCAAATAAACAATCTTTTTCTTCCGTTTTTTCTATTTTTTGATTTTCTAATAATACAGGAACCTCTTCTGTTTCCAATTCTCTAATAAAAAACCAATCATGTGTATTCTCCAATAAGGCACGAAAATCCTTTTCCCACATTTCCTTTGGAAAGTTATTTCTTACATATTCATAATCTGCTTTTGTATTTAAATATTTTGGATAACCTATCATTACATTTCCCCCTTAACTAAAAGAAAAATATTTTCTTGTTTTAATTATTGTTGCAATAAAAGGAATATGGTCTTTATAAGTTTCTAATTGGTCTTTTAAAACTTTAGAACTTGTAAATACAACTTTCTTTTCACCATTTATTTCAATTTGAATTTGAGCATAATTATCATCTTCTATTTTACTTTTCATTATTTTATAAGATAAAACTGTTATTTCTTTATTTAAAATATCAGAAACACTAACCTTATCTCCAACTAATCTTTCTTCTGCAAAACTACTGAACTTGTCCACCTAAGAGTTTCCTCCTAATTCCTTTTTTAATGATTCTAGCTCTAAAAACATTCTTAAATTGTAACTATTAGCCCATCTTAACCATCCAGATAAACTTGCCACAACAGATAAAGCTTTATCTTTACTTATTTTATTTTTCAATAATTCATATTTTAATCTTTTAATCCTGCGCTTCATTCTTTTAGCTGTTGATTTTCTTACCAAAACATAACCAGCATGGAAATGTCTGTATCCTAAAAAATCAACTCCTTGTGCTGTTGGGAACAACACACATTTACTAAGTTTTAATTCTAAAATATTAACTACATATTCATTTATTGTTTTAGCCATTTTATTTAAATATGTTTTATCATCAGAAAATAATAAAAAATCATCACAATATCTTAAATAATTTTTTACGCAATTCTTTTGCTTTAGAAAAACATCTAACTCATTTAAATATAAGTTTCCAAACCACTGACTTAAATAGTTTCCTATAGGAACATTTACAGGCGTATCAACACTATCAATTATCTCATCTAATAAATTTAAAGTCTTTTTACATTTTATTTTTTTACGTATCACTTTCTTTAAAAGACTGTAACTAATAGAAGGATAAAACTTACTTATATCACATTTTAAACAATATTTAAATTTTCTAGTGTATTCCATGCACTTTATACTGCCTTTATGTTGACCTTTATTTTTTCGACAAGCATAACTATTATAAATAAATCTATTATCCCATATAGGCTCTAAAACATTCATAATAGCGTGATGAACTATCCTGTCTGGATAAAATGGCAAAATATAAATATCTCTTTTCTTTGGCTCATAAATTGTTTTTAACTTATATTCAGCGGTTTTATATTGCCCTGTTATCAAATCATTTTGTAACTTTTCAATATAATAATCTAAATTTGCTTCTATAATTTTAACCTTTCTTTGCTAACTTTTATGTCTTTTAGCTTTCTCAAAAGCCAAATATAAATTGCTTTTGTCTATTATTTTAGTCCATAAATTTCCTTTTCTTTTCATTAATTATCCTTTTACTTTAATAAAATTTAGAAATAAGGACGTTCAATTACTTTACTAGCCCCTATTTCTCCCTGTTTTGTATTTCACTTTTCAGTGAGGCATATATAATCAGCCGAGGGTAAGCCGCACCTGCTTTAAAATCACCCACGTATCAGACGTACTACGAGAAGAGTTGTTGACATTCACATTAGCTGACGAATCATTGCAATTAGCTGAACGAGAACTGCAATTCGTGCCATTATTCCAGTTAGAACTCAACAGCAAAAAAAAATCTTGCCAATCTAAGTATCATATATGCCCTTATATAATATTATTATATAATCTTCTTTATTTTTTCACAACTAAAATTTTTAGTCTCGGTCTCTCGGTTTCTAGACCTCTCTGTCCAACTATCCAAACTTTTTCTCGGTTTCTTAGTTTCTCAAATTTTCAATTCTCGGCTCAGACACACCACGAGAAGAGACGTCGACATCCACACGAGCCGGCGAATCAGTGCAATGAGCCGAACGAGAACCGCAATACGCGCCATGACCCCAGCCAGAACCCAACAGCAAGCGATAAAGTGTTCCGTATGTTTGTCCATAACTTCTATCATCTACACTAGAGTTATAAACAGAATTTATCCAACCAGACCCGCCTGCAAAGCCTAAATCCATTGAAAATTGCCATAATGCACCACAACAATCTTCTAATCCTATATTACTAATCATTCTTCTTCCAGCCGTATCTACATGTCCACCTGTAGTATTAGGGTCAGAAGAACCTTGAATACTTGTTTGTTCATTAGAACCTTTTGCCCCCATTTGAAATTCGTGCCGCCAAACTAAACGCATTCCTTGTTTTGTAAATTGCTCATAAAAGGCTTCACCATGCCATTTTTTAGTAGAACTTCCATCAGCAATAACTCCATTATAAACACTAACTAATTTAGTTCCGTCCCAACTTGGCAGATAAATCGCAATCCAACAATCCGTTAATTCTTCATAAGCGAATCCTTCTGGATTTCCTTTTGGGCGATGTTCTAAATCCCATCTTGTTGCTGGTAATATATCCCCTGCAACATATCCAGATAACGTATGCCCTTCTATAACTCCAACATCTTTACATAAGCAATGAAAACCGCCTATTTTACGGCTATTTTCTGCTGTATATCCTGTAGGAACTGTACTGTTTAAAGATAATACAAAATCTGGCTCTGTTCCAGAACCTGCTAAGGCATAGATATAAACATCTTTACCCGCTAGATTTTCACCTAATGTTGAAGTATTAAGAGTGACATTGCGTGTGCTTATATAAGCCTCTCCATTTATATTTATCCGCATATTCTTAGGAATAACAATAGACGTTTTATTTGAAGTAAATAAACTATCTCTTGAAAAATAATTTGATTTATCCTTAATGCAAGCTACTTGATAATTTCCAAAATCCATTAATTGTTGCACTTCTTCTTGAATAGCCCTCACATCAATACTTGTTTGATTAGTAATAGTTCCTACAGCCTGAATAACCCATATTTGATTTATTGATTTAGGTTTTACTTCTTCGCCAGTGTGCTCTATGCCTACTGAACGAGAGGCATCAAAATCTACAATTTGCTGTTGTCTGTCTGAGGCATCCTGATGAATACTGTCCATATTATTACCAGATTCTATTTTTTTAAAAGCCCCATTTGCATTAAAAAGTAATTCTCCAGTACCATCATCCCAACTTGTTCGAAAAGTTGCAAATTGTCCAAGAATATTTCTTTGTGTATCTTCACTAAATTGGTTAATTTTAGTTACATCAGAATCAGCTCTAATAAATACTCCGCTGTATTTAGGTAATCTAAAATTAGTTTCAGTAGTTCCCATACTAAAATATGGGCAACATACATTATTTGTTGATGCTAAATATGCATTCCACTCTACTTCTGTTTTTATTAAACTAGGATGTTTTTGCAACCAATCCCATAACACCCCATATATTTCCCTGCTTATTAACTGACCATTTAATATTAACTGACCTGAATCTAACTCTGTATAACTAATGGGATAAATGTCCCCAACTGTATGCCCTACATAAACCAATTTTTCCGCTTCTTCTTGATTTGGATTAACCCATATTAATCCATCTTTTTTCTTCTCTGGCTCTGTAGTGGACACTACCACCATATTTTCATCATCTAAAGTATTTAAAGAGCTTACTATTCTAGTTACTGTTACATCTTCTTGTTTAGTTATATGTTCCAAAAATTATCACTCCTACTCTTCATTATATTCTGTATAATCTACATATCCACTAAAAACAGATATGGAAACTAAGTTATTATTAGTAACATCTATCAATACACTCTTATAAGAGCTCCCACTTTGCGCTCCTACCCCAGTTACTGAATACTGTCCATCTCCAAGATTATAAATATAATTATTCCCACTCTTTACCCAATCTGCTAAAGTAAACATTCTTCTTATTACTGTTCCGCCTAATTTTTTCCATTCTATAGGATTTAAATTAACTAAAGTATATTCTTTATTTGAACTTGTATCAAAAAATTTCATTCCAATTACTAAGTTTTCTGTTGGGAAAACTGTTCCTGCATTCCCAGAACGTACAGCATCAAAATTATCATTTAATTTTGGTGTTAATTCTGTGTCAATAAATTCTTCACCAGTAAATTTTTGGTACGCCAACTATATCACCTCAATCATTTTCTAGCATCAATCTGATAACCACCTGAATTTATAGAGGGACTCCAAGAAACAATAAAACCATAATCACGGTCTTTATACCCATCAACAAATACGCATATTTGATAATATGTTTGTGGACTTACTGCAACTCTTGTATCTCCATCAGTATAATAAACCCAACATACATTTGTCTGATTATCGCCTATGGAACACCCCCGAAGGTTATTCCATCTATCTCCCCATTGTCTTTTACCCATTGATAATCTAGTGCGTTCATCTCCACCATAATGCCAAGTAAACCCTACATTAACTCTAGTAACACCAGGAGGAGGAAACCAATCATAAGTCCATATGCTACTATAAGTCCTTCTTAAATCAAAATTTCCAGAAACAGGTTGATACTCATTACTGCCTATAATAGTTTCCCACGGATTTATGTTTGCTTTTAAAATTCCGTCAACACAATAAGCATGTGCATACAATTTTACTTTATGCACACCTGCTGTTAAATAGACATCTTTAGAAAATAAATAAATCCAACTTGTAGTATTTCTATTTTTTATTTCTCCTGTATCAGACATTTGTGTATTATCTATTTCAGTATAAAAACGTAACCAACTTCCATTATTAGGTATTTCACTATATAAGTAAATTCTTGAAGAAATTCTATATGTCCCTGTTTGTACTATAGTAAATTCTGCTTCATAAATTTTAACTGCGCCATAACTCTGCCCTTTTGTTAAAGTTATTGTCCAACCTCTTTTATTAATTGTTTGCAAAGGCTGATTAGCACTTGTCATCATAAAAAATTCTTTATTATCTCTATAAATTGAAGCATCTATAACATTTGGTAAATCCACTGCTCTAGAATTTACTGTTGATATAAAAATATTCCCTTTTATATTATCATAAACCTGTCCTACTGGTTTAAATGTATATAATTTTAAAACGTGTGCACCAGAAGATACTGTTTTTGTAATTTCTTGTTTTTCTTCAATATAAACATCATTAATGTCTTTTTTTTCATAAATAATTTCATCATCTAAAACCAATTTAAACCCAAAATTTCCTTCTTCAATTTTTGAAGCTGTCAATGTCACATCAATTACTATTTTCATATCTATAAGTCTATTTATAGAAAAACTATAAATAGTATGAAAATTTTCAGAAAAATCAGTTCCTTCATCTAAAAATTCATTTGTTATTTTTACATTTTTAAATGCAACATTTCCCATTAAAGAATCATTAGTTTCTAAAAGAGTTAGATATCTAAGAGAACTATCTTTTAATATAATTTCCTGATAATTACCTTTGGTTTCTGCTGGCGTAGTGTATAAAGAACATGCAGATGTAGAACCACCAACAGAAACATGAACTTTATTAGAATTATCTACAGTCATTAGACACCACCAATTCTAATTCCAGTTCCATTTGGAAAAACTAAAGTATTATTTGTATTAAATTTAGCATATTTATCATCTATTACAGTATCTGATAATTTACCACCATTTTGTAACATAGGTATTTGCCCAGCATTAAATCCTATATCTAATAACCCTGTTTCTATTAAATTATTCTTATTAATAATAGGTATTTGTCCAGAGCTAGTTCCAGTATCAATTAATTTAGTTGATATCTTATTTTTATCTCCAACTACTACAACTTGTCCATTATCTGTTCCTGAATTTATTAAACTATCTTTTATTTTTTTTGTTGATTCATCTATTAAATCCGTTACTCTATCTAATGGTATTTTAATGTTATCTACATATTCTTTAGTAACATATGTTTGAGTTAAATCTGCTGTTAAAACCCAAATCTCTCTTTCTACATTTATTAAATTGTAAAGTTTTAATTGGTCTGTTCTAAAACAAACCATTCCCAAAGTTAAATTATCTACAGGAAAAGATATACCAGCATTATTAGTTAATAAACTCATAAAATTATCATTTATATAACCTAATGAATTCGCTAACGTCCAAGCCTCTTCAATCGTAACTAATTTTTGCATATTATCCCTCCTTAATATCCTCTAGCAGAAAATGAAACAGCACCATTAACATATCTACTACCAACTTTTAATTGTGCAATTATATGTTTAGTTGTAACTTCTATTGGCAAAATTACTGCTTGATTTAATTCTTCCATATTTTCAACTCTAATAATAGTATAGGTAACTTCTGGCACAATATGAAATTCTCTACTAAATTCATATGTAGCAGGATTCCAATTAGTCTCAAATTCTATTGTTCCTGTCTCAAAGGTATCAGGAACATCTACTTTGTGCATATACTCCCTTGTATTGGGTCTTTCACCACTTATAGTTGTAGCAGATAAAATAAACCTAAATAAAGCTTTTTGGTAAATATAATCCCCAGTTAACATTGTTTTAAATCTATCATATCCAACAGGAGTTATTGCTTGGTCAAAATTTGTTTCATTTAAAGCAACATTATAAATAGTTAAATCACTTAATACAGTTCCAGCCTGTCTTAAATAAATCTCTATTAATTCTACAAATTCTTCAAATGTCTTACTCAATTCTTTAGCTTTTAATTCTTCTATTTCTAATTCTTCTACTAAATTTAATTCGTATATTTTATTCAAAGATTCCTGAATTTCTATCCTGCTTTCAAAAAATTTTTCTGTAAACTTTTCTGCTATTTCTTCTATCTCTAAATTATATACTATTTTTTTCTCAAAAAATTTGGTAATCCTATCTTCTATTTCTAATTCTTCTACTAAATTTAATTCGTATATTTTATTCAAAGATTCCTGAATTTCTATCCTGCTTTCAAAAAATTTTTCTGTAAACTTTTCTGCTATTTCTTCTATCTCTAAATTATATACTATTTTTTTCTCAAAAAATTTGGTAATCCTATCTTCTATTTCTAATTCTTCTTTAAAACTTCTTTCAAAAGAAACTTGTCGAGATATTGTATCGTTTAGCTCTAAATCATAAGCAATTCTTACACCCTTATCCTGTAATCTAAAATCCTTGATTTTTTCATGTATTGTATTAATTTTTAAAGGAATCTCATTTATTCTGGCTTGTCTAGGCTCATCTGTATAAATCTCTACTGTTGGCATTTATTTATGCCTTTTCTGCTAATTTAAATTGGAATGTCACTTTAAAAGTATCTGTTGCTTCTTTATTTACTACTGGAAAAACAACTCTATCCATTGTAACCCCGCCAGAAGAAGCGTTACATAATCCAGTTTCAGTCAAAGAACCTGTTCCAACTCCAGGAGCAAAAGTAGCTACCATAGTAAAAAACTTTGTACCATTAGTATGTGTATAAGTTGCCGCACTTCTTACAAGCTCACCTTTTAAGCCTAAATCAGTAGCCAGAGTTTCTGCATTATCTGTTCCTACAGCAATATGTGTTAAATTTGTAGGTCTACCAGAAGATTTTCCAATACAATCACAAATAAAATCAAATCCAACATTCAAAATCATATTATGCTTTTCTACTAATTGCTTTAAATTTCCATCTTTATCAAACAATTCCCCGACCATTGAACAATCTAAAGCTATATTCTCATTAAACATTAATTTTCCTCCTTAAATATCGCTATATAAAGCAATACTATCATAAGTTTTGTAATCTGTATACGCTATTTTATTATTTTTAAATAAAGAAAATACAGAACTATACACTATCAAATTTAAATATCCATCTCCTTGTGATAAAATAAAAGTTAAATTATCATTTGGAAATGAAAAGTCTCCTGCTGATATTTCTAATCCAGTATCAGTAGTTAACACAAAATTATCCCCATCGCTACTATAACTTAAAAGCATCCAATCCCCAGTCTTAGAGTTCTTTAAAGTTAAAATAGCATATGGATAATCAGAATCAATAGGAATTTTTACATTAACAGAAAGAGAAAATATTTTTGGTATATTTATATCCTGCCATTTTACCATACTATTTCCATCCATTAATAATCCTTTATGGAATCTTGCAGTTTCATAAGTAGCAATGCCATAATCAGGATTAGGTTTAATTCCTTTATTGCTTAAAAGCGTTTCATCTAATGTCCAATAATCTATTGATGTAGAATCCTTTTCTCCTAAATATATAGCAATCTCTGTAGAACTATTAAAAGTAAAATCTGTGCCAACTGGCATCCAAGTTGTTTGTTTAGCTGCTTCGGAATTCCAAGTAAATTTTAAATCTTTCCATTTTTGTTCCTTCTCTGGATTAAAAGGTTTTATAACTTTTTCTATCCAATTTCTTGAACAATATTCTTGGTCTAACTCTATCTCATAAATATATTCTGCACTTAAATTATTATCATCTAACTGAAATCCTCTAGCATTTATATGCCCAAATGATTTTTTACCTTTCCACTCATCTTCTACAGCATCATAAGTATAAATCATATTTCTATTAGGAATAGAAGCTATTCTTACAGTACAATAAGAAGCAAACTCACAAGGAACACCGTATTCTGTATAAGCTTTCATCCAAAAATCTACTTGTGTTGCTTGTGCAAAAGGCAATGTAAATGTTTGACCAGCACTACTTCCTATAAAATTACCATGTTCCCAACTAGAGCCCTCTCTTATTATATAATAAGTAGCACCTTTTACTTTATTCCATCTAAACTCTATATTACGCTCATTTTGTACACAATCAAAACCTGTAACATTAGCGGGTCTAGCAATTTGTAAATCCAATTTTGCAGGAACAGATATATTTCCCATAGTATCAACAGCTATTAATAAGAATCTATATTCTCCCATACCTGTTGGGTAAAAATAACTTGTTCCAGTAACATCTGCTATCTTAGTGCTTTCTGAAACAACCCCAGAATATAATTCATAATGGTCTATATCTCTTTCTTTATTTGCTGACCAACTTAAATTAAAGCCCCCCACTGCTTCATAACCGACAAAATCTTGTGGCATATCTGGTGCTATATTATTTCCTGTTATTGTAATGAATGGTGTATATGTTGGATTTGAAAATTTATTATATTTATTCTCATGGACTAATTTAAATTCATAGGTTTTTAAAACTTCCATACCATCTATTACTGCTATATTTGTACCATCATCAAAAATTCCACCAAATTGCCAAATTTCTTCACCCTGTAATCTGTACCAAGCTCTAACGCCTCTAGAATAAAAATAATCTGGATATGAGTATTTGATATAAATTCTTGAAACTACTGTTTTATCTGGAAGAATATAATATTCTTGCTCATTTCCATTATAAATAACTGCTGGTGGTGGCTCTGTAGGGTCTGCTAAAGTAGAATTATTAATAATTGGGTCAGATGAACCCCTCTGTTCATTATAAATATTAGGATTATATTCTCTACAAGTAAGCTCAATTCCACCATCTTGTTTATCTGAAATCTTTATTATTCTGAACTGCTTATCTTGAAACTCTGTTATATAATCTGTTACACTTATTACATCCCCAACAGTTCTGTTTAAAGCTCTTCTATCTGTTACAAATTTTATGTACATTTTACAAGTTATTGCTTGATTTAAATAAAACCATGCCAATCTACTAGCTTGGTCAAAATTTGTAACACCATATAATTCATAAGTTTCGATTCTAGGCTGTTTTCTTAACGGTGCAGAAGCTTCTGCTTGTGCATTTACCTTTACCCACTCATTTTCTGGGTCTATATATTGAACATAAATTCTATCTGGAATGTCCTCCATAGGAGACCACCAAAGCTCTAAATCATTAATTGTATCAGGGTCAAAATACTGAACAACTTCATCTGCCTTTTCTACAAATAATGAATATTTACCATTTTTATACACTAAATTGGAACGACAACAATTTAACATTGTTGAAATCCAATCTAATCTAGACTGTGTTTCATCTAAACAAAGATTTAATGTATAGCCTTTGTCTTCATAAAATTTAGAAGCTTCAATAAAACTTTCTATATCTATTTCTTCTAATCCTAAACCAACACCATTATAACGTGTTAAAAAATCTAAAACACACCAAGCTGGATTATCTGACCACTCTTCAATATAATCGGTCTCATTTATATATCTCTTTACAATACTGCCATCAACAATAGCTGTAACATTAAAACTGCCTGATAAATTCTCATTTGCTTTAGCTGTTAAAGCTAGGTATGCATCATATTTTAATCCGCCTACTTTTTTTGCTCTCTCAGAATTATTAGAACCTTCTACACGACCATCTATATTTTGAACTCCATCACCTAAATAAATATTGTAACTTACACCTTCAAATAAATAACTTCCTATTTCAATATCATCTAAGCGTATGTCTCTTATCCCTTTAATTTTTCCATCACAAAAGCAAATTAATTTTACAATTCTTGTTTTATTATCTAACAATCTAGAATAAATTAAATTGCCTGCATTTTTTACTGTACCATAAATAATAGGAATAGGCATGGTATTAGAAGTTTCTGTAGCCATTACATCAGAATATGTTCTTTTGGCTGTTTTTTGCATTTTTTTCATTTGTCGTTTACTAACTACATAAGATGCTACAGAAAAAACAAATCCAATTACAGCTCCAACTACGCCCATCTAAATACCCCCTTTATCCTAGCTTTATATGCTGGTGTTAGTTTCTCAACTACAACACCAGTATCTTTTGTACAATGAATATATTTTCCATTGTCTATATAAACCATTATATGCCATAACCCTAAAGGCATTAAAATAGCTATAAAATCACCATATTTAATATCTTCTAATTTTATTTCTTGAAAACGTTCTTTTGCTAATTTTAAAAACTCTTTAGTATCCTCTAATGTAAAAAAATCTTTAAATTCTGGATGTATTAAATAATAAGGCGCAAGACACCCCCACGCCTTATTATCATCTGTGAATTGAACAAAAGATTTTCCTACAAATTTATATGCTTCTTCTTTTGGAATCATAATATCTCCTAGCTCCGAATTACCGTTTCTCTTGGAACAGAAGGATGCCCCCCAAAACGCTCTTCATTGTGCCTGTTTATACAATCCTCTAATGTTTTACCACAATCAAAATAAGCCCCCACATAGCCACACCGCTCATCTTTAAATTGATATTGACAGTTGGGGTCAAAGGTCATGTTAGGACTATCTTGTTGATAATCCCCTAAACTTCTTACTACTTTAACATCAAAAGTGCTGGCTGTCATACTAATATTATCCAAAACACCTTCGTAAATTAATAACGGAGGCTCATCAGGAAAATCTGGCAACCACTCATATAATTTACAAGGCTTATTAATAAAGTTATTTCCTTGATTAGCTAAAATAGCCGCCCATCCCTGCCAATGATTAGAAAGTGTTAAAGAAAGTGTCTCAATAGACATATCAGAATTTTCTTCTCTATCACTTCTAGTTATAGAAGCACTTTGATATATCTCTCCGCCTATCTCTACCTCTTCCACACTTTCATCAACTATAAACCTGTAAACTGTCTCATCATTATATTCAACTACAACCAAAAGTCTAGTTGTAATTTCTGGCTCTTTAAGATATCTTTCTATTTGGTCTGGTATACCAATACTCATGTATTATTTCTCACCTCAATTATTTCTAAAGTAGTATGCCTATATCCATAATAATCAATTTGTGTGGAGTATTTATCAGTATTAAATCTTACATAATACCAATTACCGTCCCCGCCCATATCTTCACCATCAGAATTTTCTTTTACCCATTTAAATCTAAAAGCTGTTCTTCTTCCCAAATGTGCTTTGAAAAAATCTTCTAATTTCCGTCCTAATGTTGCATCTTTTTGAAATTCTAACGACCAAGTTCTTCTGGGCTGAGACCAAACATCTCTACGTTGCTCATTTCCTGTAAATTTTTCATCTATCAAAGTTTTATATTCTAAAGAATAATCATAGACTTTTAAAGCGGCTATTCCTGTAACTTCTTGATTTAACTCATAATCATAATAGTCTTCATTAGTGCTTACATCTAAATTATACATTATTTAGCCGCCCCCTTTACTGCCGCTCTCATTGTTTGCTGTGTTCGCATATCTTCTATTAATTTCTTTCTCATTAAAGGATATTGCTGTTCAAAAGCTCTCATATTTGCTTCTGGGTCTAAAGATTGAAACACAGGTGCAAAAGAAATTACAATCGGCGAACTTTCAGAAATTTCTTTGTTTAAGTCTTGCTGGTTAGATTGAGCATCAACACTAGATGCTACTAATCCTCCTTCTGCAAATTTAAACTTAGGCAATTTAGCCATTGAAGGAGCAAGTGCTTTACCTTCATTTAATCTATCAAGATAATCTACTCCAAGACGTTTCACTGTTTTTGCAGTTAAAACATATTCTCCATTTGATAACATTGCAGGAATACTATCACTAGTTCCTGTTCCTGCGCCAGAAACATAGCCACCAGTAGCAAATCCGCTCACACTACTCATAGCATTTATCATTTGAATAACTGCCATTACTACCTGTAATGCCATAGCAAATTTCATTAAACCTTCATTACCAGAAACCATAGCTAACCCCATTAACATATTAGGGAGTGCCTGTAATCCAGCTTGCATAGTTAATTTATTATCTAATTTTTGCGCTCCCGCATTTTCTGCCAATAAACCATTTAAAGTTCCCATTGACTGACCAAAATCTTTTGCAGTAAGTGTTAACCCATTAAATTGGTCTTTTAAGCTATCAACTAAACTTTCATTTTCTAAAGACATTCCACCATAATTTGCACCAGTCACTGATTTTCCTATGGAAAACCCTCCTGCGCCAGTTACTGTTCCGCCTAAACCAGCCTCTTGACCAGAGCCAGAAGACATTTTTGCCATTACTACTTGAACAGTTTCTCCAAATTGTTGTAATGTAGGAATCAAAGCATCAAACTGCCCTTTAATATTTAAAGAACCCTCTGTTACTGCCTGTACGCCCTGCTCCATTTGGGCTTTTATTTCTTCTTTATACTCATTAACTTGTACATCAAATTCTGTATCTATTGTTAATGCTTTTTCCCCTTTTGGAAGAACAGCATCAAACAATTTATTTGTTATATCTTGTGCTAATCTTTTATGCCACATAGAAGCCCATTCTTTTAAAAGATTACTTGCAAAATTCTGAAAAGATTCTTTCCAGCTTTTTCCTTCTGTTAAATCATCAAACATTCCAGCCAAGCCATCTGAAAAACCTTCTCTTAATTTCTTTTGAAATGGTGGAACTTCTTCAACAATAGATTTCATTGCCGCTCTTGCATCTTCTGCTTTTTTTACCCATTCATTTTGTTTTTCTAAACTTCCTGCTTTAGCGGCATAATCTGCTTCTGTTTCATATAAAGCAACTAATTTAGCATAGGTTTTAACATAATCATCAACATATTGCTGACGTTCATAAAAAATTCTTCCTTCTGCTGTCAAACTATCCATTCTACTCTGCTCTACAAGATGATTAATTTCGTTCTCTCTTCTTATAGATTGCAGTTGAACAGCTTCCACTTGTGCCTGTGCTTGTGTGATTTCATATTCTTGTCTTTTAGCTCTTGCTATTGCTAATATCTGCTTCTCTGCTTCTTTTCCTTTTTCTACCCAGTTATTCCATAACTCTATCTGTTTTGAATCACTCTCTTGTGTTGCTTGTGCTAATCTCTCTTGTGCTGTTTTAAGCTCTACAACAGTTCTTGTATAGGAGTCTCCTAATTCATTGATAATATCTAATGTAGTTGAAGCTTCTGTTGCTCCATATAAACCATGATAAGATTTAGAAATCGAATCATATGTATCTTGTAACTTCTTATAAGAATCTACAAGTTTTCTATTAGCTTCTGCTAATGCTTCCGCTCTATCTATTTCAAGTTTCTCCAACTCTGTAGAGAATTTCTCAACATCATTTTCTTGACCAAGACTTTTCGCAATATCTATCTTAGCTTTTAATATTTCAATTTGTTTATCTATCTGCCCTTGTTTATTCTTTAAATATGCCTCTACATAATCCTGTGTAGATAATTGATTATTTTTAAAGGCATCTTCTATTTCTTTTAATTGGGCTTTAAAAGAAGCATTCGCTTTCTTCAAATCAGCATCTAATAACTTGTAAGCATTACTTGCTTCTTTTCCAGCACCCTTACCTTTTTTGCCAGCTTTTTCGTCTCCATAACTTTTTCTGCTTAATCCTTTAAATAATTCTTCTGTATCTTTTCGCATTTTTTCAGCATCTTCTTTGATTTTTGTAATACGTTCACCAATAGAATGCCCTGCACCTGCCCATGCCGCATCTGCTTCTTTTCCTAATCTATCTGCTTCTGCAAAAGCTTCTTTACCAGAAGCAGAGCCTCTGCCACTAAAAGAATCTGCCCAAAGCTGTCCTAATGCTTTTATTTTTGCCGCAAATTGCTCTACTTTAAGATTAAAATATTTACCAAATCCATCTATATCTTCCTTAACAGCAGTAAATGCTAATCCTACTCCTCCAATTAAAGAAATTAACCCTAATATTGGATTGATTAAAAAGGCAAGAGCAATCGCTAAAGCTCCTAAAACTATTACCATTTTTCCCAATGCTTCGGAATTTTCTGAAACAGAAACAAACATCTCCATTAAAGGGTCTAAAGTTGCAGTTATTACTTCCCATACATATTCCAATCCTGTCCATAAAGGTGTTAAAGCCATGCTCACTACTGCTAAAGCTGTTGCCACAACATCTAATGCTCTTGCAAAACCACTTAAAGCACTGCCTATTAATTTACCCAATAAATCCAAGAGTGGCGATAATGCGATTATTAATTTTGAAATAGCTGAATATATTTTTTCTACAATAGTTAAAGTTTTTTCATTTAAAGCGGTAGTAAATACTTCTTTCATTTCTCCATTATCTTGCTGTTCCATAGTTTTATTAATGGTAAAAAATACTTGTTGTAATTTTAATGCTTGCTCTTTAAATGTTTCAAATAACCCGCTACTTTTCATTGCGGTTCCAAATACTCTGGAAATACCATCATCTAAGTTGGAAATTAAACCTGCCCAAGTATTTTGAAACTCATTGCTTGCCGCTTGGAAACCAGCCATACGTTTCATTACATCTTCATAAAGTGTTCCTTCTTCACGAAGTTTATTTACTGTTGCTGTTGTATATCCCAAAACAGTAGCAAGCATATCAACGCCAGGTCTGATTGCTTCACCAGAAATCAATCCTCTTAATTCCTGTACTACCTGTTGATTGCTTAATCCAAATGTTTTAACAGCCTGTGCTCCAACAACAGTTAAATCAAGAACTTGCTGTAAACTCATTCCAGCATCTATACCTAATGCCATTGTGGACTGCAAAGCTCCACCTAATTCTTCCATTGTTAAAGAAGTTTTTAAAGCTTCATCCTGCATTTTCATTAATAAAGCATCTGAAATTTCTAATGCTCTATTAAAAGGTATATCTTTTTCATCTTGCTGTAATGTGGAAGAAATAATGCCAGAATAACCTAATCTCAGTGTTTCCATAGAGGAGGCAAAATTCATTCCAGGAGAGATAAGAGAATTAAAAATAGAGGCGATTTGCCTAACACCTTGCTCAATCAAAAAGGCTTTAAAAGATATATTAGTAAAAACATCAAAAGCTTTTGATGCTGAACTAGCTAAACCATTCATTGCGTTTTTAGCAGTATTTAATCCACTAGTTATATTTGCCGCTGATGAGTCCATTCTGCCTAAATTGCCAAAAACTTGATTAGGTGCTGTTCCTAATGTTCCATATACCCTATTTACACCATTTCCTTGATATCCCACTTTTGACATATCAAGATTAGGTACTTTTATACTATTCAAACTTGTTTGTGTAGCAGTAGCTTGTAATTGTACATTCTTTAATGCACTGACAATAACCTGTGTTTGCTGTTGCATAGCACTTGCTACAGAAGCAAATCCTTTTGTCATTCCCGCTGTCATTGAAGCACCTAAAGCGGTATATGAATTTTTTAAAGCTAATAGTGTTTGCTCATTCGCTCTTAATGCTTCTGTTGTTAATTTACTCTGCGCTTGAATTGTTGCAAAACCTTTTGTCATTGTGGCAGTAGCGGAACTTACAGAACTGCTCATTCTTGCCATTGCAGTAGAATTTGCATTACTCATCGCTTTTATTGCATTTGCATTTGAAGCACTGCTAGTTTTTATTGTATTAGCCAAAGATTTAAAACTTATATCAACTGTTCTAGACATTGTAGACATTGCTGTTCTAATACCAGATGATAAAGTTGTTATTGTTTTACTTGTATCTCGATAAGAATTAGAAATAGAAGTAAAGCCACTACGCATTGAGTTACTATTCTTAGTCACCGCTTGTGTGACTTTACCAATCGCATTATCTATATCTTTGCTTGAACTATTAAAGGAAGTATTTAAAGTTTTTAATTGTGAAGTGATTGTTTTTATGTCTTTCGCCATTTGCGAAGAATCTAGCTCAATGGAAGCAACAAGTTTACCTACATCATAATCACTCACTTGTATCTTCCTTTCTAAATAAAAAGAAGGAGTTATTTTTTAATAACTCCTCCACCCATTTTTACAAAATCTTCTATTCCCATTTTTTTTACTGTGTTATTGTTTATTTTAGGGATTTTGGAACCCTTTCCAATACCCTGTTGCACATTTTCTGGAATTTCTGTTCTGCTTTTTTCATATTTTATATGATATTCTAATAATCCGAATATCTTGCGAGGAGTGCTACTCCAAAATTCATTATCACTAAAATGTAATATTCTTTTGGAAAAATAATAGTATGCTACCCAATCCCATCCCTCTTCTTCCCCGCTATCTTTGGAGAGAGATGTCTTTAGTTTTTTGCTTCTGGTGTAGCTTCTACTTCATCTTGTGAAGGTAAAGAAGATTGTACTGCGCCAGAAATATACTCCATTAATACAGGAACATTAGAGGCATTTAAACAAGCCCCAATTTCTTCATTTGTAATATCGGGGCAACTTGAAATTAATCCTGCCCTTAAAAAATTAAGAGTATCTTTTATTTTTACGCCCTTACCTTCTGCTCCTTGCATTCTTGCAAAAGCTTCTTCAATAGAACCATATTCTTCTTCTAAAAGAGCAAAAGCATTCAAATCATAAGATAATGCTACTTGTTTATCTCCTAAAAGAAATTCATATGCTTTAGGTTTTAATATTTGTAATTGTTTAGACATTATTTTACCTCACTATTCATTTTTACTACTATATTATAACACATTTCTGCTAAATTGTCAATAGATTTTTTAAAAAATATTAAAAAAGAGGGGAGATTTCCCCTCTTAATTAAGCACTAATTGTGCCTTTAAAAGTTGTTGTTAATTTTCCAACAGTAATAGTTATTGTTTGATTTGCGGCGGCAGAAGAACTATCAAAACCACTAATGTTTGCCATTGTGATTGTTAAATTTCTTTTTGTCCCATCTTCATAAGCTCCTTCAACTACTAATCCATCTAATTCCAAAGTTTCTCCAATAGCATAAGTTGTTTTTGTTGGAGGAGTTTTTACAGAAATGCTTGTTAATTCACTTAGAATTTCAATTTCTTTTTCCTCTTTATTAAGAATTAACTGCCACCAATGTCCGCTTTTACGAGTAGGCATTGCTGTTCCTGTAAAAGAACAATCACCAAAGTCTCCGCTAGAATCATTTACTGTGAAATCTGGCGGTTCACTTACACGACACTTATAAAGTACAATGTGAGCATCTCCAATAGTCTCACCCGCATAATCCCACTTACCTTCAATTTTAAAGTAAGGCGGTGTAGCATTTTTAGCAGTCAACTCATAAATAACAGTTTCAGCTTCATCAGCACCTGCTCTTGTGATTTGACCACCCATAATAACTTCTAATCCTGATAAACTTACAACAGAATTCGTAACTGTAAAGTTAATGCTAGTAGTACGAGAATATGAATCCATAATAGTTGAATCACCATACAGAATCTTATTCTCTAATTCAGGGGATACTTGGAATGATAACGCACCCGCTAAATCTACAGGATTATCATAAGTTGGCTCTGCATCAGCGGAATCAGAAATCATTCTTGAAACCTTTACATCTTTTAACTCCATAAGACGTAAGGCGGTAATATCCATAGCCATTAATCATTCGTCCTTTCTAATAAGTTCCACTCAAAGCAGTTATATTTAACACCCAATTTACCCTATTACTTTCATCATAAGTTAAAAATTGTGGTGGATTAACCTGCTTTACATGAAATTTTTTACCTTCTGGGTCAACCATTATCCCAGTATTCAGTAATTTATATATGCTGTTAATACAGCTTAACACTTGTTCAGCTTTTGAAGCTCTCACTCTAATCTGACAAGTAAAATCAACACTATTTCTTGCTCTACCAACAATAGCATAAGAAGGAGTATCATAAACAGCAATATTTAAAGCTTTATTAGAATTAGTTAAAGGAATGTTATTTATGAAAATATCTTTTCCGACTTTTCCATAATTTAAGCTTTCTAAATACTTTGCAACACTTGTAGCAAATGTCATCGTGCTCCCATTCCTTTCTTTGTAGCTTCTTTAATAATGCTCATTAATAACTGTTTATTAGACCTATAAGGGTATTCTAAATACTTAGCTTGTCCTCCATTCGGATGTCGCAAAGTTAAATCTTCATGCTGTATCCAAGCATAATTAAAAGTCCCAGCACTACTATTCCCCCACGGAGCTAATGCTTCATATTGTACTTGATAAACCATTCTTGCACTACTTGTACTATCTGTTATTTTAACAACTTTTCCAGACCGCTTTAATTTACCTGTATCTACTGGAACTAATTCTTGCGACCACTTTAAAAGCATATCTGCCGCTTTTTTTACACCAGAAGCTCCATATAAAGACATTTTTATACTGTATTGTTCTAACACTTTTGTAAACCCATCAAGATTTTTACTGCTTTTGCCTCTGGCATTAAAACGTAGCTTCAATCCCATTGTTAAGCACCTCATAATCTTGAAGAGCACCAGATACTGCTGTAGCCCTTACACTGTAATAAATACCACTTAAAACAATTCCATTATCATTTCCAAGTATGATATATCTTTCAGTGTTCTCTCCAATAGTCACATCTATAGCATCTCTGGCTTTTACTATATGTGGAAGAATACTACCACGAGTGAATTGAATTGTCACATTCTCACGAGTATTTTTTAAATCCTTACGCTCATAATCAAAATCAGGGTCTCCCTCTTTATCAGTATTCATTGCGGCGATTATTGGAATACGATTTTCATAATCATAATCCAATATTGCTAACCCTTCATCGTTATACCGTTCTTCAAGAAGAGGTACATACTCAAAAGACATATTTAATACTCCCATCATTTGATATACTTCTTGCAAAGAACTTTCAACCCATTCTTTATCACCCATTTGTCATTACCTCTTGCGAAATTAATGACTTTGCACCATTTCTTCCCTCAAAAACCAAAACTATATAATAAGTTGTATTTGCAGATAAATTATTTAATCTGTACTTAGTTCTATTTATGTCATAAAACATTTGTGTTGTTAAAGCTTTAGAAATATCTAAGACAGTATCTGCGTACTCATCATACATAGGCTCTAAACCATAGTATAATGAATACCTTTTGAAATCGCCATAAGATAAATCAAACTTATTCCACGATAATTCAATATTGTTGTCACTAACTAAATCTATTGATAATTTGACAGGCTGTTCCCTAGAAAGATTATAATTTCTTATAGTCCCATCTTTTGTTGTAACAGTTACAGGCTTTACTATTACAGTATAAATATTAGCATTAGTTTCAAGCTCTGTCTGCACTTCTTGTGCTAAAGCGGTATAATGAAAAAATCTATTACCTTTTTTAAAAGAAGCTTGCTCTACCGTTACATCAAATTCAGGTGCTACTGCCAAAGCTAATCTTTGAAAAATTTCAAGTTTAGCGTATAAAATAACGATATATTCTTCATCAGGTGTTATTTCTTCTATTGTCTTGCCAATTCTTTTTGCGCTTTGTTCAACTATTTTAGGAATATCTTCCTGTAATTGAGCAAAGGCAGGGTCTTGACTAATAAGAGGTGCAGATAACATTAAGCTATCTATTAAATAAGATACTAACAAATCTTTTGTTGTATCCATATTACCCCTCCCTTATAAAACGTCTAAAGCGTTTCTCTCAGCTAAATAATTCTTTAACTCCTGTGATACTTTGTAAGTTTGACCTTTTTTCATATAAACCCAAGCATCACCAAAATAAAACTCTATATCAATTTTAGCCCGAACTTCTACTGTTTTAGGAACGGGCTTTACTTCTTTGACTTCTAAAACATCTAAATCTACAACTGCTTCTTTCGTTTCTGGTGTTTGATTTCTAGCCAATTTTAAATCCTCCATATATTATAAAAATAGGGAAGGGAATTACCCCTTCCCTTAAAAGGTTCTTATCCAGCCTGTACTGTAACAGTGAATGTAGTGGTTTTACCCCCTACAGTTACAGTGCAAACTTTTTCACCAGCTTCCGCACTATTAAAACCTGTAACATTATCTTTTGTCACAGTTTCAACTTTTGTACTGAAATCACTATAAGTTCCTGTTACAACCATACCAGTGATATCTAATTCATCACCTATTGCATATGTTTGTTTTGTGGGCGGTGTTGTTACCGCAATACTTACAAGTGTAACTGGTGTGGGAGGTTCCTCACCAACATATTCATTAGCAAGCAAATTTGGAGCTTGCTTATAATAAAATACAGAATCCTCTGAGACTTTAAGAGTTTTTGCTAACTTACTAGGAGCTTGTTTTGCAAAAAATACATCATTAACATTAGCTCCTGTTTTATTAGCAATAACTTCTGGGGCTTGCTCCATATAGAATACATCAGTATCCGTTAATTTTTCAGCCATTTAATCCCCTCCCTGCTCATTTATTAAGCAGTTTCAATGATAACACCATGAGTAGGATTTAAGGATTTAGTGCCCCAAATTCCATACCAACCAAGTTTCAACTCACGTTGGAAATCTTGTGGAGTATCTGTTCTAATTTCAGGCGGTAAAGCTACTGCCATAGCGTAGTAATCTTCACCAAATAAGACAGCTTGATATACGTTAATGTTATTTTTGCCTGTGCCCTTTAAATTATCTTTATAACCAGCAATATTATCACCGTCAGGTGCGGCACCATTAGGCATCATAGTTGTCTCAATAAAACGAACATCATCTATTCTACCAATTTCACCGCTGAACAACTGTTCAGGTGCACCATAATTACTTGCATTTATCCAAGCTGGGTCATCTCGCAATGTTCTTGATTGATGAGGATGCACAAAGCAAATATAATAATTGCCACCGATTTTTGGTGCATTATTGGTTGACAAAATTTCAACAGCATCTTTAATAGTTGCTACTGATAATTCATTTGCACCAGCGGCAATTTCATTTCTTGCAGAAATTTTAGCCGCATCCTTTTTACGACCAAAAATTTTAGAGGTGCCTGCGCCACCTGTGCAAGCGGTATCTCTTAATTCGCATTCAATTACATGCCCGATGTTTCTACCCAGCAATTTTAAACTGTTAGCCATCTGGTCAACGAAAGAGAACTGTAAAGATAATGAAGTAATTGCTGTTGCAGTACCATGCTCTGTAACAACAATTTCTTTCATTGTAGAGCTTAAAGTTTGAGATTTAATTCTCTCACCTTCAAGCAATTTTGGCGGCAACTCTAAGTTTTTGTAAGTCAACATTTTTATAGTATTGCCAGGTTGAGTCATTAACTCAGTTTTTACAGCCGCAAACTGATAAAATCTCATAACTGGTTCAGCTTGATAGGCTAATTCTTTAGAATACACAGGTTTTAATTCGTTGATTAAGCGAATCGCATTACCTGCGGCTAATTCAGTACCACCCTCACGAACAATTGTATTAATATCATTCGCTGTTGGGAATTTTGGTGTTTTTTGGTTTTCAGCCATTTAAAAAATCACTCCTATTAAAATTTACGATTTCCTGAATCTCCAAACATTACTTTTCGCAAAGCTTCGTAAGTTTGATTATCCATGTCTCTGACAGATGCTAAAGCATCTTTATTTTTTGATTCAAAGATATTATTCATATCTGGTGTTGGCAATCCCAGATTTGGTTTATATTTCTCTTTGACTTTATCTTGCAAAGCTTTTGCTTTTGCATATGTACTATCAATTTCTTCCTTAGTAGAACCTATTACTAAGTCTTTGAAATCTTCGTCAATATCACTTAATTTAGAAGCTTTATATGCTTCTACTTCTTGTGATTGTTTGTAAGCTTCAAATTCAGCTCTAGCTTTTTCTACCTCTGCTTTTAATTCATCTCGCTCTTTTGTGAGAGCTTCCAATTCTTCTTTACCCAAAGATTGTCCCTCCTGTTTTGCTTTTTCAATCAAGTCTTTAAGCCGTGTTATCTCTTTATCTCTTTCTGCTACAGTATCTTCAAGTCCGTTGGATTTTAAAATCTCAGCATTAAGCTTTTCGCTTTTAACTTTTAGCTCACCTTTTAATTTCTCAATCTCAGGATACAGTTTTGCTTTTTCCTGTTCCCTCGCTTTGGACAATAACGCATCTATATCTACTTGTGTTTGTGCGTTCTGCGCTGGTGCAGGTTCTTGACCAGTCGCTTGTGTATCCTTTTCTTCTTCTGACATTAATTCTTCCTCCTAATAAATAACAATTACTTACCTTGTGGTTTCATTGAAACCTTTGTACCATTGGTAGGCATCCTGTTAGCAGGTTTTTTATCAACCTGCAACTTTACTGCTGGGGTAATATTTGTATTAGCATTTGATGGCTTCATATATTTCTCCGCTGACACTCTACCACCTCCTTCTTTTATAAAGTATCTATATTATACCTTTTTTGAAGGTTAGGTTTTCTCTAATCCAGTAAAGAGTTTTTTTTCTTTACCCTCTCTATTAGTTCCAACCTTATTTTTAAAATCCATTTGAGGATTAGCATTATTTTCTACTGGAATTTCTTCCTTCTCTGGTTCTAACATTACTGAACCATCGGAAGGATTTACTAATCTGTTTCCTGCTGGCATACTTAAAGGAGCAATACCATAATATAGTGGATTTTCCTTACTATCTTTGTCAATCTCTTTTAACAATGCTTGTGGAGAATCTTTTTTAAGTCTTTCTAAAGCATTTTCTCTACTTTCTAATCCAGCTTTCATTTCTTGCTGAATCTGACTTAACTCTTGAACCATATCACGAGGTAAAATATCCCCAAAAACAACTCTATGAGTAAATAATTTAAATCTATCTGATTCCTTAACAGAAATCATACCTTCTTTTAAGCCAATTAATAAAATAATTTTATTTACAAGTTGAACAGAAGCCCCTGTCATTACTTGTTTTGTTTTTATTAAATCTATTAAAGGCATGAAAGCTATTTGAAAAGCTGTTCCACTTAAATTTGCAGGCGGTGCTTCTCCACCTATAGCTAATTTTGGCATATTAGCAATCTCAAACATATTAGTTTTAGTGTTGCCAATATAATTGATACTTGCCCCTAAATCACCTTGCAATTCTAAGTTGAACACTTTAGCATCTTTAGGCAATCCACCCCAAACATTATTTGCGCCTCTTTCAAGATTAGCTATTCTTGCACCAGTAATAATTGTTGTTGGTGCGGCATGATAAGTTAATATTTCAGAAACATCAGAACATTTAGCGTTTAACTCTAAATTTAATGGTATAATATCTTCTAAGTCAGATAAACCAAAATTAGAGCCAGACAAGGGTAAATTTCTAAAATGTACGATTGGAATAATCCCATATGGGTTAGGAATAACCACATCATCTTTTCCATCTTCTTGTTTTCTTACCTCATCTTTAGTATAAATATATTTAATTGTAACTGTTTTTTTACCCGCAAATAAAGCAGGCTCTCTTTCAACATTATAAATAATAGATACAGACTCTAAAGCATCGGGAGAACCATTATAACCATCTTTATATTTTGGAAAAACAATACTTGAAGGAATACTAAATAGTCGTATTCTACCTTTAGGATACATTCCGAAAGGGTCATCAATTTCACTAGGACTTTCATAATGAACGTGAATATACGCATCTCCTGTAACAGATTTACACTGCCCAACATTCATCATTAACTCTGAACCATTATTGTCGTCCCATACTCCATTTACAAAACTTTGTATATCTTTTTCAAACTCTTTATCAAATTTAAAAGTAAAACCACCATTAAATTCAGTGCTAACATATTTATTTACAAAACGTCTACACCAATTTTGAGTAGTTTGTGGTGAATCTTCATTGGTAGCAATATAATCAAAATGATACCCTAAAAAGAAATTCCAAAACCTCTCATATTCAGCAAGCCTTGCAAGGTCTGCCTCTCCTAAATAAGAAGTTTTATCATTCAACTTAACAAACGGTTCTACCATTTTTGTTAAAAGTGAACGATAACCTGATACCAAATCCAAACCATCACCACCTTCTTCTTAATCTTTGATTCAATCTATTTGTAAAATGATAGCTACTAGAATTTGTCTTAAAAAACTCATTTTCTGTAACCAATTCTGGTGCTCCCATTTCCGTTTTTAATCCCCACACCATTAAAGCGGCACTGAATGGGTAATCATCATGTTTATTTCTTTCTTTAGGATGTCTTACAACTAAATGATTATTCTGATACTCTTTTTGTAATTCCAAAAACTGCTCTTGAAATTTTTTAAATTCTATTGTTTCAGCCGTTTTAGGAGAAGCAGGATAATGAAAACAATTAGCTTTTAAATAAGCATCAAAGTATTTCATTAACGCAGATTTTGAAGGAACAGTAAACACAAAAGGTACAACAGGGCATTTTAGATTAGCCGCAAGCCTGTCAACAACAGGTGCCCCTACTCCTGTTCCATCTACTACAATACCTTTAACTGTAAAATTCTTTAAGAAATCCATTATCTTATAATACTGCTCTTCATAGTTGTCACCAACTATTTCTAACCAGTCTAAAATTCTCACATCATATAAAACATAGTCAGGAACTCCTGCTTCTGTTGCTTGCTCTACAATTATAGGATTTGTATAATCTGGAAGTCCTACAGTAACTACTGTACTATCCTGTGACTTACCTATATCAATTCCTACTATGCACTGAGTATCATAACATACGTATTCTCTATCTTTATTTTTCATTGCTATTGGTTCTTCTGTGAACTTATTAGCATCAATAAACATTCCATATTGGAACATCCACTTTAATTTATAACTCATTTGATATTCTTCGCTATTTTCCCCTAAAATCATCTTAGCTGATTCTAAAGTCTTAGCATAATGCGGATTAGCTTTTACTACCACATCGCAATCAAATTCAAAATGACTCTTTAATCTTATTTCCTCATTTTCCCACCGCTTTTTATTTAATTGAATAGTATCATAAAAAAAGTTCTTATTGATATTTGGTGTTCCAATTAAAATCTTTGTTCCATTATAAAACGAAACTGTTGGGAAAATAGATTTTTTAAATTTAAAATTACTGATATCCTGTGCTTCATCACATATTAAAATATGATATGAACCACCCTCTATATTTGAGCCTTCACTTGCACTTTTACAAGTAACAGTAGATTTTATATTTAAATTATTAAACTCTAATGTTATCTTTTCACCATTAAATGTTCCGAATCTTACATTAAAATCTGGATTTGTTAATACCTCTAATGCGGAAGAACAAGAAACACAATCTTTTATGTTTTCAAATATAATTTGTGATTGCGCTTTTGTTGGAGCAAAAATTCCTACCATTACACCATCTTTAAATAGCCTAAATCTTTTATCATCAGAAAACATTGGCATATTTGCCAAGATAGGAAGAAAAATAATTAAACCCGCAACAGTGTTGCTAACTGTAAAGCTTTTTCCACTCTGACGAGACATTAAAGCTGTTAAGGTTTCAGAATCATTTTCTATTACTGCTCTTATAATTCTCTTGCTAAAATGTGCTTGATACGAAAACATTTCTTTGCCTGACAAAAGATAGCAAAAATCAAAAATTTTGTTGACTAATTCTGTAGTCGAAAACATATCTTGTGCCATAAATACCTCTATCTAAAAATAAATAAACCTAGTAAATAATACTAGGTTTATTATAGTATATAGGTTAATGTCTCCCTATAATCCAATATCCATTTTTGCTTCTAAAAGTTAATCGTTTGCCTGTTTCACGTTCTTTTTGCTGTAATTTATCATACTCACGCTTTGAAATACGTTTCATATTGTTTCATCACTCTTTTCATTGTGTTATTATTATAACATAAATTTATAGATTTGTCAATAGATTTTTTTAAAATATTTTAATTTTTTATTCTTTTTTTGACATTAAATGAATGAATTCATCATCTGTCCATAAAAAGATTTTCTTTTTTCGTTCTCCTCGCATCTCTGCTACATAACAGCCAGGAATTCCTACTCGATATCCTTTTGTTTTAGCATAAGACGGATATACTTGAAAAGTTCCTCCCCAAACCTCATACGTAATTTCTGGTCTAGGTTCTTTAGTGAATTTATTATGCTCTATTACTACTCGTTCTTTTTTATATCGTTGGTGATGATGTTCACGCCATATAACAGTAGCATTTATCCAATCCCAAACACCATCTCTTTTTGGAGCTTGATGTTGAACAAAATGAATATAACAATTACTGCCTACATTAAAATAGAGAAAACAAAACTCTGCCATATAAATTTCAGGCTTACCTATCAATGTTGCTAACATAAGTTCAGGAGTAAAGTATGAATCATGTTTCCTTCTTCCTGCCCAATGGTTTCCATCTATAATATACAAAATTCTATCAGCATATGGCTTCATTATTTCTGCTAACTCGTATACCTGTTTATCGCCTATTGACCACTCTTCTGTAACATCAGACTTAGAAAGCTTTGTTGCACCATTTCCTGCATCTCCCCCTATGCCTACATACATATTAGGGATTGACATTAAATAATTGAATGTCTCTATAAATAATTCTCTGTTACAAAGACCCCAATGAATATCTGAAAGGTTTGTGAAATAGGCTACCTCTTCATCTGTTCTAAAGGTTACGATATGTTTTCGTAAATCCTCAAATATTATATCTTCTTTGCGCTTCAAGTTATATCTCCTTGTAAACATTCTTTAGCAGACTTATCTTCTCTAAATCTAATGAATCTTGGATTAATTAACGTAACTACTCTACCATCTTTGCTTATCAAAGAATTCTGATATTGTATCTCCACAACCTTACCTATATATGAATCTTTTCCCTTCTCTTTTATTTCTGCTTTTAATTCGTCTGATAAATTGCTTGCAGTGCAAACGTAAACTAACTTATTATCTTTATAAGCTCCACAAACTACCCCACCTACCCATTTATTATAATAGGATTTAGTGACTGGAATTCTTGTTCCAAAACTTGTTGTCTCCCAATATTTCCACTTTAATAATAAATCATCATCACTTAATTTACCATTATAAAGACTTGATGGTGGTTCAAACCCCATAATAACTAAGTCTGCTGTTTTTATAATCTTATACTTCAAAAAATTACTGCTCCTTTTTTCTACATAAGGTGCAAAAATATCTTTCAATATTAATCCCTCTTTACCACAAGACCAAAAAAACGTTAAAAGGTCTGCAAAAGATTTAGTAGGCTTTCTAATATCTTGGGTTAATTCAAAAATAGCCCCCTGTGTTTTACAATTCTCTATAAAATAACTGGGCACCATTTTGATATAATCACTAAACATATACCTAATATTATCTAAAATTTTTAACCGCTCAATAAGAGGTAAGTCTTTTATATCTTTACCGTTATAATAAACAATGTCAAATACTTTAAAAGTTAAGTATCCATTTTTATTCTGAAATGCTATTGCATTTTCAGGTGTTGCTCCTGTAACTTTCTGGACTTCAAAAAAGTGAGAATCATTTCCATAAACTAACTCACCATCTAAAACTGTTCCTGTTAAAGTGTGTAAATCACAATCTCTTAAATGTGGTAACTTATCTGTTGCCTCATCTCTCTGCCCTGTCTTTTTAGAAAAGCCACGTAACATTATCCTATTAAACTCTGTTCCTATATGCATACATGCTCTATGCCCATCTAACTTCTCTTGTGCAATATAAAACCCTTCTGCACTTTCTAATTCCTTAAATGTCCCCACTTTACAAGTCTGAGGAGTTACGTCAACCATTTCAACACCTCTTTTGCAAGAACTTCTTGAACATACTTTTTATATTCTTCTACAGTTTTAAAATCATTATGAACGGTTATATCAAAAGATGAAAAACTATCTAATTCTGTCTCACTATTGCTTAAAGATTGCTGTAAAGTGAGTCCATTTCTAAATAATTGATGCTCTCTCTCCACCCTGATGACCAAAGGAGAAAATTCTTTCATTTCCATTATTTCGTTTTCGTAGCGACAATCAGCAACAATATAAACAGCATTAGAAGAAAGACTGGGACTATCTCTCTCTACTCCTTTTATTCCAAGCTTTAAGCAATCTACCCAATAATTTTGATTATATTTCCTTACAGATTCACCAATATCTATTAATAATTGCCGACCTTTTTCATCTTTTTTACCGTCCCATTTAAAAACTGTTTCGCAAATATACTTCAAGCTATCAGCATAATGAGTAATTAATACCTCTTTGCCTTGTTCTTTTAAATAATCCCCCAATACTTTTGCTAAAGTATCTTTTCCGCTTCTGGCTTTCCCACTTATTAAAATAACTTTTTTTGACATTTTAATACCACCTAATAATTATTTTGTTTGTTTAATTTTTAAATCATCATAAGCATCATATCTTAACTTTGTATATTTAGTATGTTTAACCCTATCTTCACACTCTTTTTGTTTGCCTTTATTAAAATTTCTATAATCAACTGTTAAATAGCCTGTAACTCTTCTTAATCGCAAAATATTATTGCTTCCGCAATTAGGACAAACACTTGGAATATCACTTTGTAAACCACAATCATGGCAAACATCAATAGGGAAATTATAAGCTAAATAGGGAACATCAATAGACATTGCGTAATCCATAATATCCTCTACTGCTTGCTCATTTTTCATTGCATCTGCTTCAAACTCAATATAAGTAATACAGCCTGCTGTTGGATATTCACAGAACTTAGCTTCAATATCTAATTTTTCAAAAATAGAAGCTTGTTGCCAAACTGGAACATGATGTGAATTAGTTATATATTCCCTATCTGTAACATTCGGTATTACTCCAAACTCCTTCTTTAGAGCTAAAGCATATTTATAAGCCAATGTTTCAGCAGGAGTGGCATAACAAGAGAAATTCAAATTATGTCTTTCACTTGCTTCAACTGTTCTTTGATAAATATGCTCAACAACTTTTAAAGCAAAATCCAAACTCTCTTTAGATTCATAATGGTCTGCACCAAATAATGCTTGGCACATTTCAGCGATGCCAATATATCCAAACCCTAGCGTGAAATGCTTTAATGTTTCATAAATGCCTTTTTCTCTTGCCAATTTTGCATCAGCAACAATACTATTGTTATACATAAATGGGGCGGCTTTCACGCTTTGTTTGCACATATAAAAGAATCTTTCTATTAAGCTTTTTTCTGTTAAATCTAATACTTCATCTAACTCTTTCCAGAATCCTTCTAAATCTAATGGTTTGCCTAAACAAATGCCATGCCTTATACCAATTCTAGGCAAATTAATAGTTACAGGACAAGCATTACCTCTACCATCTTTCTTATATCCCATTCCATGTCTATCCTTACCTATCAAGGTTCTACAACCCATTGTAGCCATTTCTTCATCAATATTTGAGGCGGGATTTTTACTCCAATCGCAATTTACAATATTTGGATATATTCTTTTACTTAAACTCTTTATAGCTAATTTTTTTAAATCATAATTAGGAGTTCCCTCTCTATCATTAACCCCTTTTTTATATTGAAAAATACTTATTGGAAAAATTGGAGTTAAATGATTTTTACCTATCCCCTCAATAGAAGCATTTAGTAACCATTTTGTTACTAATCTTCCTTCTGGCGTTGTATCTAAACCATAATTAATTGAAGTAAAAGGTAATTGAGACCCAGGACGACTCTCTAAGGTATTTAAATTATGATACATTGCTTCTGCGCTCTGCTTTCCTTCACGCTCTAACATATCATTTGCATATTCATACGCCTTTTCATATTTCTTAAAAACTTCATTATCTATATGTGTATTTTTTTCGTTATTTTTTAAGAAATCTAAAAAATAATATAATTCTTTATCTATTTCTTTTTGCTCCACATATTTCATGCCACTTTTAAAATGTTTTACAAAACTCTTTTTTACAAATGGTGCTAAGTCTCTATCTATATGTGCAGAAGCTATTCCACCAAACTGACACTGACTCTGTGCTTGAAATATTACAGCCACTAATTGACAAGCTGTACTAAAACTTCCTGCTCCTCTTACATCACCGTTTCTTGTAATAAACCCATTTGTTAATAATGGTACTAAATCTGCAAATAAACAATTTTGCATCCCAACACTATAACTATCTAAATCGTGAATATAGATTCTTGCCTCTTTATGTGCTTTAGCTACATCACTTGACATTAAATCGTTTAACGCAATATCTTTATGTATTACTGCGGCACTTTCAAATTTTCTACCGCCAAAACTTTCTTCATCTACATTTGCATTTTGATTCATCACATTTGTACATTCTATTTTACTTAATATTTCTTTTCTTAACGCAGAATCTCTTTCCCGCTCTCTATTTCTTTTTTCCCTATATAAAATAAACTCTTTCGCTACATTTTTAAAATTTGATGCCATTAACTCTTTTTCAATCATATCTTGAATAAATTCAACTTCTGGAATACTTTCTGCTGTCTCTTTAATCTTCGCTTCTATCTTGTTTGCTAACCTTACTTCTTTTCCTTCTAACATTCCTAAACTTTTAAAAGCTTTTAGAATCGCATTAACAATTTTAGAAGAATCATAATCTACAATTCTTCCATCCCGCTTTTTCACCTTAGTAATCACTTTGAACACTCCTTATAACAAACACTTCCTTTGCAAATAAATTATTTTGTTTTTTACAGTTGTAACAGTGTTTTTTATAAAGTTTATTGCATATAAACAAAAATAGCTAGGGCTTTCCCTAACTATTCAATTTTTAAAATGGAGCTAGTGGCAGGAATTGAACCCGCAACCCACGGCTTACAAAGCCGTTGCTCTACCTATTGAGCTACACTAGCATGGTATGCCTCTCCGAATCGAACGGACTCTGCTGGGCTTCAACCAGCCGCTTTAACCAACTAAGCTAAAGGCATGTATGGTGACGTATGGGAGAATTGAACTCGCCATCCCAACATTGAAAGTGTTGTGTCCTAGCCATTAGACTAATACGCCATTTTGGTGTCCTATCTCAGATTCGAACTGAGACTATACGGATTTTAAGTCCGTTCCCTCTGCCGATTGGGGTAATAGGACATGGTTGAAGCAGATGGAGTTGAACCATCATTTCTGCGTTATCAGCACAGCATACTAACCCTTGTATTATGCTTCAATATGGATGCCAGAGTAGGACTCGAACCTACACTTAACAGAGTCAAGGTCTGCTGTGTTACCATTACACTATCTGGCAAATAAGAACTAAGCTGGCTGTCAACCCAACATCTCCTACCAGAGCTTCTCTGTGGCGGTAGCTGACCCTTCTACCCTTTAGTCCTAGTATATAAAATAGCTTGGTTGGCACTTTCTTCTTCGGCTCTATACCTAGCTGTAAATTAGCTCAGTGCGAACTGATAAAGCCTCGGCATATACTTATACAGCTAAATATATGATATCAATGGCTAATTTCTGTTTCTATGAACAAAAGGTGTGAGTTTTTAAAAGTCCCTAGCAGACTAATGTGTCAGATTTTTCTGTTGCTGACCCAACTTGGTGCGCCCTAAGTCACCAATGATTATCTAGACTCATTATTTTATTTTAACCCCAAGCTATTATAATTTATTTGGTTTCCCATGCAGGAATCGAACCTGCACGCAAGGTTTAGAAGACCTATGCTCTATCCATTGAGCTAATGGGAAATATGGTGCAGGGAGTAGGAGTCGAACCTACGATGTATCTTACGTGCCAGATTTACAGTCTGGTGCAATCGCCAACTATGCAACCCCTGCATTATTAATTGGTTTGAATAGGAGGAACTGAACCACCTAAGCTAAAACTTTTTATTTGGGAGCGGGTATGGGAATCGAACCCACCTTAAACAAGCTTATGAGGCTTGCGAGAACACCTTGCCTCCCACCCGCAATCTAATCTAATGCCAGAGCATTTGCTAGCTTTACTCTGGCAAATTAAAAGGATTTTTTTAGACGATGCCATTACGACAGCGGAAATCCGCACCCTCCCTCAGTACTAGGGAGTGTCCTATCCTTTGCAGTCTTTGGTCTTTGTGGCAGGATTTGAACCTGCGACCCTTCGCTCCCAAAGCGAATGCGCTACCAAACTGCGCCACACAAAGATTGGTTGAGGGTACTGGAATCGAACCAATATTAAGCAATTATAAGTTGCCTAGTCTACCGTTGACTTAACCCTCCATTGGCACTTAGGGTTGGACTCGAACCAACAACTACCGCTTTAACAGAGCGGGATTCTACCATTGAACTACCTAAGTATGGCGAGCCGTGAAGGAATCGAACCCCCATTAATGGTTTTGGAGACCACTGTTCTACCGTTAAACTAACAGCTCATTGGAGCGGTAAACGAGAATCGAACTCGTAACATTAGCTTGGAAGGCTAAAGTTTTACCCTTAAACTATTACCGCACTATATCTATATTATATCACACTTTTGCGTATTTGTCAAGCATTATTTTTATTGGAGAGTCAGCACGGAGTTGAACCGTGAATTTTAACGGTTTTGCAGACCGTTTCCTTACCCCAAGAATACACTGACTCATGTGGAGGAGGACATGGGACTCGAACCCACAAACGACTTTCATCGCACGTCAGTTTTCAAGACTGATGCCTTACCATTAGGCTAATCCTCCATAGACCGCCAGCCTGGTAAGCTGTAGCGGTCACATCTGTTTTTTTGTGTAGTGATTCAAGCACTGTAAATCAACACCCTGATAGCGGGAGGGTATCGAATAAGGTCAGTGCATAACCTTCACTCGTAGTAACCTTTATCGCTGGTTAATTCGCCCTTTCGCTTTCTGCTCTAGCTACGCCTATGGAGCATAGGATAAGCGATAACCTGATTTATAGTCACCCTTTTTTAAGAGTTTCCCATTCTTGTTTATAGCTTGCTACCTTCTCGCATTCTTTATTGTAAAGTGTATCAAGAGATAACATAAGTCTTGCTTGCAGGCTCATGCAAGAACGCAATGATTTCAGGCTTTCTTTATGATATTTTAAAAGCAATTTTTTTCGAGCCAATTCTTTGCCTTTTTCTTTATCAAACACATCTGCTCCATGAACTCTTGTTGTTGCACTCAATGTATCAGGAATTACATAAGCATCAAAAGCATGCCAAGCACCTACACCTTTTGCAAGTTTATTTGTTTTACGCACAACATCTCTACGACAATTAGTTGCAATAGCGGTTACTGTTCCTTTTTCTTTGTTTACTACATACTTAATCTTATCCATTTGAATTCTCCTTTGTTTTTTATTATGTATACATTATAGCACACTTTTTTCTTTTTGTCAAGTATTATTTTTTAATTTCCTGTAGAACCAAAACCACCAGCACGTTCATCTGTTGTATCATCATAATCTACCTTATCATATGATGAAATAATTCCTTGAACAATTCTTTCACCTGCTTTTAATACTACAGGCTCATCTCCAAAATTTATGACTGCCGCAAAAATCTCTCCATCATTTGTTTTGTTACCAAAATAATCAGCATCTATAACACCTACTGTGTTTCCTAATGTAAGATTTCTTTTACACAAAGAACTTCTTGGTATCATAAGTAAAAATCTATCTGATTCAAGCTTTGCTTTTACTCCTAACGACACTAAAGTGGGCATAAGAGAAATTCTTACTTGTCCATCTTTTAAAGAATAAGCAGGAGGAATTTCCGTATCCTTATAACAATACATATCGTAACCAGCACTTCTTGCCGTCTTTCTTGTTGGCAATTTTGCATCTTTGTAAATTCTTTCAAATCTTTGCATTTACTACTCCTTTATCAACTGCACAGTAACATTTCTTCTACCGAATTTATATGCCTGCGCTTTTGTTGGAAAATAAATATCTATTCTATTACCTACAATAGCACCACCAGTATCTTTAACCTCGTAGTAACCACTGTATTCGCCAGCAATAATGTAAACCCTGCTGTGCATAGGCAACACGCTTGTATCTGCGGCTATAATTCCCTCTCTAACAAATTCACCAGAAGCAGTTCTGCCATAATCTGGGTGCCAAGAAGGTCTTCCACATTCATCTTCTGCCGCTGTATAAGCTGTTGCCAACATATCGTAAGAAATAATTTTTGGCGGTTTAAGTTCATACTCTACTTTTATTTCCGAAGCATCAACTCTTGGTGTTGAATTTGATTTGTCTATTGGCAGAACCAAAAAGAGCATCAGAAGTAGTGTTATTAAAACACTTATTAGCTTCTTGATAAAACCACCTCTATTCACATCTATATTTTGAACCACATACTTGACAGATATACTTGTCGTTATCTACCCTGCAACGCTCACCACAGCAAAAAATATCCCCATCAAGTAAATACGGGTCTTTTTCAAAATGCTGAACTCCATCGGAATCAACCCAAAACCGTTTAGGAGTGCTATTGCCCGCACCTGTTATGGATGACTTAATCTGTTCAAGCATTAAAATACAAGCATCAATTTGTTCTAAAGCTAATTCTTTATTCATTCTACCACCAACTTTGCAATTTTTATTACATTATACCACACTTTTAATTAATTGTCAACACCTTTAAAGCATTCTGGCGTTAAATCGTAACTTACCTTATCACACAATTCTATTTTTTCACCTATGAACAGTGCCTGTGCGTAGCATTGAATAGCCATTGATAAATTAACTTCATAATTTTCTTTTTCTCTTTCCTCGGAAAGTTTCTTTAAAAATTTATCGGCACTAGATAACATAGCATCTTGCGCTTTTGTAAAGATACCTCTAATTATTAAAACCTCTCCCGCATTTTTTGCCACAAGAAATTTAAATAAATCATATAATGGTAAGTCTACAATGTCTTCTTCTTTCATTTTTACACCCCATTTCAAAATGTATTATTATTATATCATAAATTTATAGATTTGTCAATAGATTTTCCTTGAAAAGTTTCTAAAAATATTTTTTAAAAATCTATTGACAAATCAATATTTTTATGCTACCCTTTATATTATTATATTATTATA